ACCATGTTGCCTTGCATCACGATAATCTTTGCGCTCATATATAGTTTCTTTTTAAATCGTTAGAAATCTGTTATGCAACTCTCATAAGGTTTGCCTTCTTGAAGCAACGCCATTCTTCTTTCTCGGTATCGAAGTACACTTGACAAGTGTCATTCATCTTGCGACCTGCACCCTGTGTAGCTGGGATAACCTTCTCGCTCAATGTGCCGAATGCCTCACGCAAGCTGCCATCAACCTTCTGAAAGTAGAACTTCACGATGCGCTTCTTCATCTGACCCTTCAGCTTGATGTTCATCCAAGCAACCTTTAAAGCCTCGCTCATTGTATAGCCGTTCTTCTTGATGAACTGCCAAGCAAGCTTCATTACCTCACTCAATGTATTTCTTAATGTAGTAGCCATAATCACTATACCGTTTTACGAGTGCCGACTCGGCTGCATAACAGCAATTAATAGTTAAACTTTAAAGCCTTTATCTCTTAAAGACATTGCAAAGATAGTAGTTTTTTCTAATACTACCAAACATTTCTATAAGTATTTTCTAATATTAACACTTATTTAACACATATAAGGCTTTTCTAAACATTTATTTGCTATTTATTAGCCGTTTCTAATATTTAACTATTTTTCTTTGGTAGTATAAAAGAAATAAGCTATCTTTGCAGCAAAATAAATATTAGTATTCACTTATATATAATAAGGTATGGACTTAAAGAAAATAATTAGAAGTCATGGACAAACCATTTCATCTGTAGCCGAAAAGTTAGGTATAACCCAATCGGCATTATCACAACAAATCAATAATGGTTCTATCTCGTTTGCAAAAGTAGAGCAAATAGCCAATATTTGTGGTTGTTCGCCATCTAGTTTTCTTGCTATTGATGGTGAAACCTTATCACATCCGGCTATCATCTGCCCTCATTGCGGCAAGCCTATCGAGTTGGAGATTAAGGCAAAGGAGGGGAAATGATATTCCTCTCCTTTAACTCTTCTATTCTTTCTCCTTCAAAAAGCCTATACCTGCATGAACATTACCCAACTTATACCAAGACTGGGTTAAAGTCATAACATAACTACTGAAGGATTCTTCCCCAATATCAAGTGTGAAGTCTTCATCTACATCAGGCTCTCCATGTCTTACGTACCCCTTATTCGGGGTGTATAGCAATCTATGATATGAGCCGCTCTCACAAATATAAAGTCCGCTATTACGCCAATCTGAACTCCAAAATTCCGGTTTATTCACGTAACAAAGCATTACATCACCATCGTAAATAGGAATACTATGACTTCGTTCATCCTTTTCTCCAACAAACTTTTCGCTATCAACATTGTCAGACTGACGGATAACAGATACGATGGAGTAACCATTTCCAATAAAGTCCGCTATATCAACATATGTTCTTTGCTCTCTAAGGTCAAATTCTTGTTGGCTTCTTACGCCATCTTTCTCAAATATTACAAGTATTCTTGTATACTTATCACCAAAATTGACCATACTTAGAATCAAGCCGTTGTTCATGTAAGACGCATAAGCTTCTTTGGCTAGTGTTAACACACGCTCTAGATATTCCAATGGCTTGTATCTAACTAACCAAGACTGACCTTTATGCATCTTTTGCAAGTACGAATACATGTTCATCGCCTCGCATTCATCTATTCCATGCTTCTTGCAGACCAACTTGAACTTATCCGGATAAACACTAGTTACAAGTCTATCCAATTCGTCCATAGCTTGCATAGCCTTCAAATAATCATTCGCTTCCATTTACTAATCTTTAAGTTTTTCAATTATATAACCACGACCTGTATAGGTACAAGACAAGCCGATATACACTAGCTGATGTAAAAGCCACAATTCTTCAGTGAACGGCAATCTATTACACTTCACAAACTCATCTTCATCCTCAAAATCGGATGCCTTTTCCAATATTTCTTCCTTTGTCATTATCTTTAAATTTGTGCCCGAAAGCTGTTAATCCGCATCTTTTATTTTTTGTAATGTGTCAAGTATCACGTTTGCAATCTCAAACCTACCGACATTTGGATTCTGTGGGACACTATAACACAAAGCTTTTAAAAGCTCAAAACATTGATTCTCATATAATATCATACGCTTACTTCTTTTGATTAAAATACTTTTCCAACTCTCGAAGGATGAACATCCCTCCTATCTTGAAAGACTGTTCTATCACTACTCGATGTTCCTTAAATTCGTTTTGGCTTCTCGAAAACCGAAACGCTTCATTCTCTAGCATAAGCACAAACTTATTAAATTCTGCATCGGTCATTTGCATCCACCTCCTTCCTTTGAGAATAAATCATCAATATAGAACCACCCGTCTATAGGCATATTCTCAACAAATCCTTTCCAAGACTTGAATTCTTTGACTTGAGCTAATGAATAATAGTTGCCTACACTATAGTGCAGCAATATCCATTCATCATATCCTTCTGGCTCCTTATTTGTTTGATGCCACAAGTCCTTCAAGAATTCATTGATAGCCCACTCAGCACCTTCCTTAAAGCCTTCTTCAATTAATAAGGCTTCTTCCTTATCACAATCCGTCACTTTGCTGTATCTTCTTGCGGCTCCTTCTATTTTCTTATCGTCTATCATAACTATTGTTGTATTAAAAATGTAAATATGGACGTTCAAGAAAACTAAGTAAAACAGCATGTTCTTTATATGCGAAAGAATCTGTTCTTCCCATTCTCTCAAAGCGTTGCATTTGCCTTTTACAATGCTCTATAAGTTCTTTCTTAAAAGCTTCGTCCATAACTTACCTCCACATCTTTAGTTGTACCTAACAATGATTCGTTGCCTTCGTAAGGGATACAGAACTCCCATCTACCATTAACACATACATAGTCAAGATATTCATCTGTCTTATCTGTATGGCTAAATATATTTGCACGCCATTCCTCAGTTTTTTGATGTCTAACCAACACATTATCGAATGGATTCAGCTCAACCTTTGGCTTCAAATCCACAATCTGTTTCTTCTCAGCATCCCAAGCTTTGCCTTCCTTTTCGAGAGCATCAAAGAGCTGTTTTTTCTCTGAGTCAGTGGCAAGGCGAAGTTTACAAAGGTCTTTCTTAAAGAAACTAATTCTGCAGCCCATACTCAAAGTTAGACTACTTAAATCTAAAGAAATAAATGAGCTATAACCTTCTGATAAATCAGTTTTATCTGATACTATAAATACATCTTGTCTATTACCATAGTCGGCAAAAGCTATATCCCCATCCTTGAACTCTGGCTGAGTCTTCTCAATCTCCAAAGTCTCAAGGTTTAGTATGCCACCTAATTTTCTTTCAATCTCTCTGACATATCCATAGGCAATATTGTTTTCTAACTTGTCAAACTTAGCTGTTTCTGCATTTGATACGTCTTCGTAACCATCCCTGCTATTAGAATAGCATCCGTTGAACTTTGTATAATCATCAGATGCCCATTCTTTGAAAATGCACTGAAATCCACAACTATTGATAAGCAAATCGCCCTTCTTCCAGGCGAACTTGCCCCAGTCACGCATATTCTTAGAAGGAAGGAGAATCCGTAAGCCTGCAAGCCAGCATTTTTCTGTACCTAGTTTTGAATAATCAAACAAAAGAGTACTGCCTACTTCATTAGTTGATGTACATTCTATATAAGTACCAACGTCTGTTGTGTTGACTTTATCTAACTCTACGTCTATATTGCGTAATAAGTCGTACAACTTAGTTCCTTGCGGCTTATCCTTTAGGATTTCCGCTACATTAATCTTATTTCCCATATCTGACTTTTTTATATTCATTTATTCTTCACTAAAATATTTCTTAACAAACACTCGTTCGGTGAGCCATTTTCCAAACCCCACTCTAAAGTAACGCTTTGATTTACCTTTCGCAAACCCATATTCATCACGAGGTGTATTTACACTTAGGTGTATCTTAGGAACATGGTTCACCGATACGTATGCAGTTATATATTCATCCGAGAATGCCAAATGCTGAACTTCACGGAACTTTACACTTTTAAAGAACATTTCCTTCATAAGCCTTAGTCCTTATAGATTGCATCAAGAATGCTTCTGAAATTCGGATTATCAATAACGGCTTGGGCATCTTCTTTGTTCTTGAAGTAAATAGCACCTTCGTTATAAACACTACTAGAAGTAATACCGTATTCGCTGGTTCGCATGATATTATGCTTGCATTCTTTAGAATTCCAATCCGGTTTCCAATCTCCATTATAACATTTAGCTATATCCATTAACTTATCCAATGCAACAATTTTCTCTACATTACTATTAGTAACAGTAGCAACGACAGGACTAAGACCACGGTCTATTAAAGTAGATATAACATCCTCATAGCTGAAGGGTCTCTTCTTGAATGCTATAATGCCCGCTTTCAAGTCACTTTTTTCAATATCCACTTCCATTCCTTTAGGAATATCTATGATTAACTTATTATCTAGCATTTTCATTTTTCTTATGTTTCATTTCCAAAATATATTTTTTATTCACAACCAACTCGAAGAACTTATATTTAGCATGCATATAGTTGCGACCTAAATCAACTCCACCGACAAATTCTTCTCTATACCAAGAGATTGCCGTATATTTTACAATATCATGCTCTTCCGGATGATTCACACGACCATTCCACACATCTGTGCGAACCAAATCGCAATACCCATCAGGTAATTTGGCACGTATCATTCTTGTGTTCTCCGCATCAATATAGACGTTTTTGTATTCCAAATCTACGCCTAAAATTTCCTGATTAAGCTTTGCTACATCCATATCTCATTAATCTTAAAGCACTACGTTGAAGATCCCTCGGTTTTAACGGATTTTTCTTCAACATTTTATTCGCTTCGTTTCGTATCTTGCGGCTTTTCCACTTCTTTGTAAGACGCATAGCCTTTAACAAACGATGGTCTCCAGCTAGCTTTCCTGCATCCTTCTTGCCACAATAATAGCCTTGCCTATATGCCCAATATCTAGTCTTATAGACTTGCTTCATTATCTTCTTAGCTTGTCTTATTTTCATATCAACCTCACTTTCTATGAAAAAACGTTCCATGACACCAATCGCTGCTTTCAACATACTTATGTAGTTTAGTACATCTTCCTGCAAGCATACCATTGAAATGTTTACAACGACTGCATTCCTTTGAAGTTCTCAAAATTGAACGAAACAAACTAACGTTGGCACTCGGCATATTTACCTTATTCCATCTGATAGTTGCTTTCTGATAGAGATTCTTTAATCTAGGAATGAATCTACTCTCTTTCTTGAATGTATATTTTGAATCGAAGTAACGTGTGTCCGTTCCTTTCGCCATCATATTCAAGATTTTCTTAGCTTGTCTTATCTTCATATACTACTTGTTTTTATAAATTTCACATGTCCCCTCATAAATAGTGTTAGTACTATAAATGTCATTATATTGCGAAATGGAAACCAATTCGTTTGCCTTCATTCCCTTAAGAATTTCATCGTACACACTTTCTATTGCTCTTCTCTTCAATTGCTCCATGCCAGATTTGTCACGGCAATAGTATTGCATTTCAAAATTCGACATTGTAACTCTTGAACGAAGCTTAACGACTTGTGGCTTTATGTATCTAACATCTATCTTTGGCTTGATGCCTAGTTTGTCAGCTAGCCATTGTTTCCATTTCGGTTTTACATCTTCTCCATCCAAGCAAACAAGAAAGATGTAAATTAGACTAACACTTATATATAAAATTACAATTTCCATATACTACTTATTTTTATCTCCAAATAATACGTGTCTTCGATAAGGGAAGAAATAGCAACGTTCTCCTGGACACCACCAACTAGGAGAGTTCTTCATGCATCTACGACATAATGCTATATTCTTCTCAGCTTTTTGGTTGTCACGTTCAAACTTTCTTCGTTCTCTTCTTGAAAGAGGAGGAAGATAAGGATAAGACTCTTCCTTAAAAATCTTTGTGGCTAAAGCATTCAGTCTTTGAGCTACTATTTCTAATATCTTTTCTATCATACGCTATTCCTACTTATCGTATTTATTACCAACAACAACCATATCTTCAGAAGAGTAGTAGAATAAGAAATCTTGCCCAAAACAGAAAGCAGCAGCTTTACTATCCCAATTAATATCACCTCTTCTTTCCGCATTGTTATCTTTGTACATAACAATATCCCCCTCATAGATAGGTATTCCATTCTTGTCTGTTAGCCCTGTGAACTGGCAGACAGTAACAGGGTCAATTTCATGAAGCGTTGCACCGCCTGCTTCTACGATACCTATAGTAGTTTTGCTAAGTGCAGGAATCTTCATTACAACAAAGCTTCCGATTATCCATTCTCTGTTGTCAAGACGTTTAGCCTTGAACTTGATGTCTTCTAATTTCATAAGCTATAATCATTTAATCCCCTTACATTGTTTAACAACCGTCTCATTGAAAGACAAATTATAAGCATGAGTATCTGTAATACCTTCGGCCTCTTTATATTTGTCAAGAATAGAATCCCTTATTCCGTCAATATTAGGCTTATCTAAAAGTTTGAACATGATGACATTAGTCCAATCGTCAATTCTCCTGTTTGGATTATCAATCTCGTCTTTATACCAACCAGATTTTCGCCCACTATCTTTATGTGGAACACGATATTCTGCTACCATTGGTATTGCGATAAATCCATCATTCTCCATAGTAAGAACCATTACCCAATCAAGCTCAATTCCAAGTTTTTTCATCTTGAAATACTCTTTAATGGGCAACCATCCTTCTAACTTCATTCGCTCAATAAATAAGTTAGCTACTCCTGCTCCTATAATTTTATCGTGCATACTTCTCATTTTTATTTAACTTTATGAGCAGTACTATTAGTATGCTCTATATGTTCATTACTACAACAATATGGATAGAAATACTTATCCGCTCCTTTCATAAGTGCTTCTATAATATCATCGTCACTATCTTTGCACTTAGAATCAATAGTAACTCTAATACTTACTTCAAATTCTCTTACCATAATTATTCTTTTTAAGTTTCTTGCATTGCTGTATAGCTAAAGCTATTCTCATTCTTCCTTGCCAAGAAATGGCACTAGAAGAAAGGTATCTCTCCAATATTGGTGATATTGGATTAAGAAGCTCTGCGTATACTAAGCTAAATCCTGATATAAAAATATCTACATCCTGAGCATCAACATTATCATTGTGGGCATTTATTAACTCTACGGCTTCTTTATACTTCATATCATTCAAAAGCTTTGCTAGTACAAATTTAACATCCCATTCCATATCAATCTTCTTTAAGTTCTACTGGCTCATCGTTCCAAGTAAGTTCTCTTCCGATGAGCTTCTTAATGCTTCCTTTAGGAAGGTAACAGCAACCGGTATTTGCGTACCTCTGCCCATATAAATATACGACAGAGCAAATCCATAATGTATTACTTTCATTTCTGCAAGGTTTTTCTGCAAAAATATGTTCACAGCCACCTTTATCTACTGCTAACCAAGACATAACTATTCCTCCAATTTTTTAATTAATAAATTACTTTTCTTATCAAATAGTTTATAACCACTACGGAGATACCAATCTAGAACAAATCTATCAGATTCATCTTTATCAAATTCCAATCCGATTTTCTTTACCCCATTTAACTTAGCCTGTTGTTCTGCGAGTTGTAACAGGCGTTGTGCAACACCATTTCTCCTATGAACAACGTCCACCCAAAGTGCATATATTAGAGCTTCGGCTTTGCCGAAAATATCACTAACATATAATGGAATAGATATTTGAACAGAGCCATGATTTTCTTCATCAGTTATTAAAATTCTGATTTCATCCTTCCATGTCTGTTTTTGTATCATAATCAATCCTCCAACTCTATGTTATTTTCTGCTGCGTAGCCATCTTGTGCTTCCTCACAATACTGACCTTCGCAAAGCCAACCTATGCCGATGTTATATTCTGAGATAATGTTCTTGTTACAATACTCACAGATAGCATCGCCATGTTTATTTTGTAATTCTTCTCTTGTCATAATCAATTATCATTATATTCTTCCCATCCATTCTCCCAAGAGCCACCTGAACGGATAGCCCAAAACTCTTGTTGAGGAAGGATAGTTCCTTCTTCATCAACTAACTCCTTTCCTTCATATCGAACAAACTCACCTTTTGAGAATGAGTTGTGCCTTATCGGCTTTCCTACGCTGATAGCGAAAGCCATTGCTTCTTGCTTTGTCATATTAGTCCTCCAACTCTTTAATTGCCATATTTATACTATCTTTAGCATGCAAGATGTTCTTCTTTGTATTTGACGTATTGAGCCAAAACAAAGCACTTTTAAGCTGACCTTTTATAAATTCTTTATCCATACTATTCCTTGTTAAAATAATATTTCTAAGAACCCTAGTTGCTTCAATCTCATATAAACCACCAAAGGATACTTTATAGGAATTTTTACTTAACTCTGAGATAAGAATAACTTTCTTACAAGTTAAAATTCTTATAATCATATAAATTTTCTTCATCAAACTTTAATCTCCAACTCTTTAAGTGCCAAGACTAACTCGTTTTGAATATAAATTGTAGTGCCTTCACTTAATTTTATTCTTTTTGAGCCAATCATCTTGGAAACATTATTAATGTGAACTATTGCTTTATCTTTGTTCATTTTCTAAATTTTTTAAAAGGGTCATAAAAACCCCACAGAAAAATTATTCCAACATACGAACAAAATAATAATACGATTGCTACAATGCCTCCTACGACATATAGTAGCCACATTGGTATTGTTATAGTCATTGCTTATCCTCCTTAGCTTTTTTAAGATAAAATTCTCTCCAATCTTCAAAAGTCCAATCTCTTGTGTTATGAGTAAGATTGAAAACTTCCGTATCTTTCTCTAACTGGAATAATAGCCAAGCATAATCTTCATATCGCTGTCTTAGCAATCTCTTGCGACACAATCTTACATGCTTGTATAACTTATAATCAGCGGTTGCAGCATCAAAGATTATTTTACCTACTATTGCTAACAGATAAGCAGATATAACACCTAATGCAATCCAACCTAATATTGTAATTACTAAGTCCATATTCTCTTCTTTTTACCCTCTCCCTGTTGCCAAGGAGAGGGTGGTTAATTACTTACTCACAAATAATAGCGAGCTGACCACAAGCAGCTCCATTCTCAATTTCAGCCTTTGTTGCGATTGCTACTGCATAATCGTAGCCCATCTTTTCCAATTGATTCTTAATTGCATTCATACTTAGTAATCTCCTTTTCTTTAAATGATTTATAATATAATTGCTTAAAACCTAACTTTATCAAAACGTTAATGTAATCTCTATACTGTTTACTGATAAAGATTTCGTTGTTATTGCCAACAAATCTATACCATAAATTGTCAAGAAATACATTTGTCTTATAATGACCTTTATTGCAATCAATGATAACTAGCTTCCCACCTACCTTCAGATACTTCTTCAAGGTTGTAAAAGTTCTCTGTAAATCTGGGATATGATGAACAACGTTTCTTAGATAAAATACATCTACTGATTTTTCTCTAAGACCGACAATCTCATCTTTCCCATCATACTGAAAATCCAATTGTGGAAAGGTTGTTATATCGCAAGTTTTATATCCAGCCTTTGGATTATAGCCACTTCCGAAATCAATGCACAATTTTGTCATCATCAATATGATTATTTCTTCTTACAAGCTCATTGTTCTTAACGGCCTTGCAATACTTTTCCCAATCACAGAAATTTCCAAGAGGAGTTATGATAATATCGCTTCTGTTGTACTTCCCATAATTGCCAAATACTCCAAATGTATGTCCATTCCACTTGTAATCATAGAATCCATATCCGTCATCACCAACCTTTACAGAACCATCTGGGAGTCTTATCTCACCATACCTTGCCTGTAAATCTTCGCATACAATGCTATAGAAACCATCTGATAGTATTGTTTCCAGTAGTTGTGGATTCAAACTTTCCTTGCACTTAGGAATGTTTATTCTTGTGTTTGGAATAATCTCCTTACACAGAAGTGCCATATCTCTACGTCTTTCGTACTGTTCGATAGAAGACACGCTGATAGCAACCTCAGTTAATCCGGCATCTTTCAATGCAACGATGATGTCCTCATTAAGCAGTATTCCATTTGTAACAAGACAGATACCATCAGATGTATAGTTGCTGACTATCTTTACAATCTTTACCAAATCTGGATTGAGCAAGCTTTCGCCTCCCATGATAGTTGCTCTTTTCAGAACACCAACCTTCTTCAAAGTTTCCTCCATCTTATCACAATCCAGTCGCAATGGTGACTTAAACTTTTGGTAGCAGAAGTAACAATTTCCGTTTACTCCTGTACTTTCGTTCATGTTGCAATTCAAATTTGTGATAATTCTATATCTGAAAATACCCTTTTTCATACTAAATTAATTCCTTCTACAACACCATTGCCGAGGTGATTTTTCTCTGATATGTTATTCACATTAATAGGAGACAACTTCACGAAGAAATGCTCCTTATCAAACCATTTTTTCAGCTTTTCTGCATCAAAATCGGAAGTGTCAACAAGTGTAAGATTGATTGTAGTCTTCAGATTGCTTTCTGTGCGAATCTGACCTAACTCTTGAATAGTCATCTTGTTCTTGTAAGGAATCAACCAATTACGCTTGTCATCATCAAATGAATGTAAGCTAATCTGTAACGTAATATTTCCCTTAATGAAAGAGAAATCGCTTCCCTTAATGCCAATCGTTGATACGTAATGATGAGTATTTGGGTATTTCTCAGTAATAATGCGGATAGCATCCTTGACTGCATCAATATTGAGGAATGGCTCGCCCATACGAGTATAGTTAATCTTAAACTCTTTTGCTTTGCTTGGGTCAGCACCTGCCTTGTTGATGGCAAATTCAACCTGTTCAACAATTTCTTCTGCCGTAAGATTGCGATAACGTTTCATGTTGCCTGTAGCACAGAACTTGCATCTTACTGGACACCCACTCATTGTAGATACTCCTATCATCCAACGTTCCGTGCGGTCGCCAAGCTCATTGTTGTCGAGCTTATTCTGATGTCTGCCTATTGCATCTTTGGTGTAATAAGGCAAGAATGTATCTGTCGTTTCAACAAGGAAACCATCTTCTAATTGAAGGCAATACACGACACCATTCTTAAATGTTTTCTTTCTTAATTCCTTCATATTCTCTTCTATTTATATCCCTTGCAGGATGGTTAGTTAATTATTTCGTAAATTCTATCATATATTGTGCAAGCACAGAGCCTACATAACATAAGGTCATAAGTATTGCTGCCACTGTCGCAATTACAATACTTACTGTTCTCAACTTTGGCGTTTCTGACCAAAATATTGCACTAACTATCAGAAAGATAGTTCCTAAAATCGTTAACAATACTACCATATTACTTATATTTATATCCCATAATGGATAGTTATTTACTCTGGTGTCTTAGTTGTATATTTATCAGATGATGTGTAGAAATATATAATCACCATCTGTAGAAGTATTCTTAATATCACAAGAAATATCTGCTTTATCAAATACAAGTACTTCACAATCTCCACCCGTGATGTCAATATAAGATTTTAAATGCTCTATCAACTCACTTGCTTTCATATTACTATCTGTTAATATCCTTTCCTCAATCTTATACAATAATCAATAGCTTTGATTGCTAACCAAATAGCATGCTTCTGCTTATCGTCAATAAGATTTTTTCTAATCTCAAATAGCGTCTTCTTTGCTTCTGTTGCATTCATATTTCTATTTATTTATGTCTGAAGGCATTAACCACCTAACATATCGCTAATGTTTAAATACTTCTCTCCATCACCTAAGTTTCTTACCTCACAGAAACCTGCTTCTGAAATTGTACTATCATCGTCATATATCGTTGTGACGTGTATTTTGTCTATAGGACAACAATCATCATCACTTACCTCAAAAGCAATAGGCAAGTCTCCGTGTTTTGCCTTTATTTTCTCTAAACTTTTAACCAAATCACTTATTTTCATACTAATATCTTTTATGCCCGAAGGCGTTAATAAGTATAGCTTAAAATACGTTGTATTTGACGCAACAATTTTAAGCCTTCTTGTCTATCTCTTTGCATCCACTCATTACCTTGCCCCTGTTTGACAAACAAAGCTTTGCGAATGGCTTTATACGCATCACGTAAATCAACTAATTGTCCTTGCATATTCTATCTTTTATGCCCAGATGCGTTAAACATTTAACAATACTCTTTTGAGTTTTATTCGCAAATTCTCTTTTAACTCTTTAGCTTCACTCCACGGTGTATATGTTGTAGTATAAAAATTATAACTACGTTCATCTACACAATGTAAGCCTGTTATGAGTAATTCCAACTCTTCGTTGGATAGCACAACATTTTTGTCCATACTGCTATTATTTATGCCCGAAAGCGGTTAGGAATTAACTATATAAAGTTGTTCATAAACAGTAGATTTCACAACAATAGGTTCAGAACCTAAGTCGTTATCATCTATCTTGATGGCAATTTCCATATCACCCTCTTCATCGTAAACATCTTGAAGCTGTTGAATAAATTCACTTATAAGCATACCTACACCTCCATTTCTTCTCCAATACCAAAAGCAAATAGGATATGCTGCAACTGATGAACATAATTGATATAACTTCCCATAATATCATCATTTATTGAAACAGACCAACTGATTCCGCCGTCTGTGCAAAGTTTAATTCTTGGAATACGACTATGCCTAAAGTATATTTGTCCCTTACTCCATCCATTCTTAAGAAGAATGGCAGATGTAAGGAGCATTGGCTTTATTTCATCAACACCAACAAAGCTGTACACCAATCCTTCTTTCGGGCAAGACAAGTCAAAGTGGCTTCCGTCTCTTGGCTCTTTGACTACCATGATTTTGTTGTCATACATAACAACATCACCAACTATATATTTCTGTGCCATATCATTATATTTTTAAGTTACTATCTATATGCAAAGCATATAATAAATGTTGGAGTTCGTGAATATACTTTATTGTAAAAAGCATGGTATTTTCATTTATGTAAGTGTATATACCATCTTCTGTAAATTCAAGTACTACATAATTTGCATTTTTTATCTTTAAAGCATACTTACCATTTATAGACTTCCATCCATTCTTCTCTAGAATCTCAAGAGTGAGAGGAATCGGTAAAATATCTCTGTCTGCAACTAAAGCTGTTTTTGTACTATTAGTTGAAATTAAAGCATAACATATCTTGTTATGAAGAAAGTTTTCTTCAAAATTAACAATAGTATAATTATTAGTTGCAAACTTTACCAAATCTCCTGGAATGTATTCTAACTTATCCATAGCTTAGTCCTTTTTATTAATGAAATCCTCATATTCACCTATCGTGATTTCCACGAAGTCTTGATTTTGCTTCTCGGCTCGGATGCTGTCATCAAAGTAAACGAAAATGCGGTCTTTGTGACGGAGGAGCTGAGTAATAGAAAAACGGCTAGCTTGAGAGACTTCTATATTCAGTTTCTTCATTACCTTGAAATGGTTAGCAACTGATTTATAGGAGAGAAGAACGGAGGCTATTGCCTTGCCTTGCTTATATCGCTTATTAGGCGCAATAGCTACATAATAACCGTCCTCCAATTTTACACCGTCTACCTTCTTCCACACCTTTTTATCTAGCGTATCGTAACGCTCAGAAGGAACCCATATAGCAGTAATCTCGTACTCTCTTGTGAGAGTACTGTTAGGCTGATAGCCCTGATATTTTTCAAATTTGAAACCTACGGCTTCTTCTACTCGTTTCATGTAGGCTTTATGCTCTTCAAATTCAGCATCGAGAATACTCTTAATGTATTCATAAGCCTTTGTACCTTGTTTTGCTTCGTATAACATATCTCTTTATTTTTTACGATGATTAAACTTCTTAATAGCATCTTTCTTTGAAGCTGCCATAATCTTAACACCCTTGATGGTGAACTCATGCTGTTCCTTTGGCTGGCACTTCTGTTTGTCGGATGGAATGTTGCCTTTCGGAACATTAAATCTAATACGTGGAGAACCAAAAGGAAAATCATCACCCATTTGGTATTCCAATTCAGTTTGCATACCAATCATTGATAACAATCCATTCATACGCTTTACTTCATTAAACTAAGTTCTTTCTAGCCCAAGCTTCTGCCTTTGGCTTAGTTTTGAACTTTTTATCTACTTCATGCCAAACTCCATAAGGAGCGGTCTTATACTCGATGAAAAACAAACCTTTCTCAATTTTGACTATTCTATATTCAAAATACATACGCTTTACTCCTTAAAACATAATTCTAAAATCATAACCTTTCAAAGTAGGTCTCTTTTGGAGGACGAACTTTTCTAAATCTTCAAAATCTATCGGGAAGAGCGCACAATATTTATACTTTAACGTGCAGACAAATCTTCCGTTGAGCATAACATCAAAGATAAATGTTTTCATTGCTCATCTCCTTTCTTTGGCAGTAAATCATCAATATAGCACCACTTTGTGATGTTGTTTCTCTTTACATAATCTTTCCAATAAACAAGACAGTAAAGATAATCAGCATCGTACTTAATACATCCATCGTCTCCATCATACCATTCTGTAAGAATCCATTCTTCGTAGTTTGGAGCTTCTTTTGCAGGGTACCATTTAGTCATTGTTCACCTCCTTCCTTATCACAAAGCAATCTTCTTCAACTTTATTATGTAAGTAGTATAAAAGTTTTAACTTTGTGAGTTTTTCTAACTTTCTTACTACATATTTTATAGTATTAGGACTTATATAACCGTCAGTCCAACCTCTTTTCAAAAGCCATTTAGCACTCTCCTTGTAGAATAACTTCTTGCATTTTCGTTTATTCATTTTCAATCTCCTTCACATAAAGTTTCGTTAACCTCGTCATTGTATGTATGAGTAACCGGATTGTACTCGGAATGGGTCGCATCTACCCTACCTTTCCGGTTAGTGAAATAGATAGCATTTCCTTGGTCATAAAACCTGTACACTGTTATACTATCTACAACAAACAATTTCTCGACCTTGAATTTGTCAACAGAATCCGAGATTTGGACTCTTGTACCCTTACCTTTACAACCTACCAAAATGGCGGCAACGGCTATTATCATAATTACCTTTTTCATATCAACTTCTTTTCTTCTTGAAGAATACGTCATTCATCGTACCCTAATATACTAAAGAACTCATCCATTTTTGGATTTAGATTGTTTGCCATTAACATATATGCCGGAACGGAACGACCGATGTTGCACTCTAACTTCAATGCATGTATCATTACTGAAGCTTGATGGCTTGAAATCTTAACCCTATCCAATCTGGAAAGTATTTCGCTCTGCGAATCTGCATTACGAAACACTTTCTTGATAAGACTTTCTATGTACTTACGCTGCTTGTCCGTCATTGCTCTTATTGTGCTCAAGAGACTCAACAAAAGCCTTCAGACCATTGAAGGTAGCATCCACCAACTCCTTGCTATCGGAAGCATCAAAATACCAATTTCCAATAATCTTGCTATTATTTTCGGCAAACATCGTAATACTCGTATGAGTATTTGAAGACGACATCTGGATAGACTCCTTTGTTCTACCCATGAGGCTGGCAATCTTTGTCAACACCTCTACATAAACATTATTCTTTTCCACTTTCTTCTTACAGTTTTTGTGGTGTGTCTCACCTTTTTTAAATTAGTAACCTTGTTTCTTAATTACAATGCAAAGATACAAAGAATATCCGAAATATGCAAACTTTTTAATGTGTTTCTTTTGTTCTTTAATATATCATAACATATAACACCGATAATTTACTGACGTTAACACAAAAAAATCCCCACCACTACATTATTATATAGTGATGGGGCAAACCTTTAAAACAAAATAGCATTATGGATTTCTACGATTACTATCATATCAAATCATCCACATAAGCCCATTTATAGATGGCGTTTGATTTCGTGAACCTATTCCACCATTCCTCGCCTAAGAAATTCAGATGCTTGAAACGCTTACGAACCTTAGTCAGACCGACAATGCGTCTGTTGTACTCCGGCAATTCTTCAACCGAATGCCAAGCACCTTCCTTTTGATATTTCATTCCCAACTCCAAGGCTTGCTTGGCTATCTGCCTTGCACCTTGACTAAAGTCTATCTTATCAATCAACATTTCTAAGTCCATAATCAAATAACTTTTATGTTTACTTTGTCTTCAAAAAACGCTTCTAGCACTTCCTTGGCTTTTGTATCTGCTTCATCCAAGTCTTTGCATTTGACTACTTGAACACCATAACCTATAGGGTTACGCAATTCATAACTGCCTTCAGCCTTAACCAACCGGAGGAAAATATCTCCACCTTTAAAGCGGTACGAATATCCTTCTGTTGCCTCGTTCCATTGTCTAACTATGTTCCTCACCGCCATAATATCTTTGCACTTTTACCAATGTAGCACTAGCACCCTCAATGTAGGCTGCGATAATGACATTTCTATATAGCTCACTATTTTCCTTATCAATTCCTACCAAGCCTTCTGTTGATTTCAAAGGCTCAATTGTAAATTTATAAGCCTCCTCTACTATCCAGCTAGGAACTCCATTTGAAATCAAATTCTCACAATACTCATTCATAATTTAACCTTTTAAAATTAGTGGATGACAAGGGATTTAAACCCTTGTTGGTGTCAACACCTCCCCAGTGACCTGGTTTGATGACATACTCCCTCGCTACTTGCAAGGAATTGTTGGGTGACTAACGTGGCTGCACCCTTGCGATTGCTCGGACGGCTTACTACCACTACCCAATTCGGCAATGCCCTGCCGAAGTATATTCTCAGCTGCAAAGAGGTCTCTAGGATGAACTGCACCACAAATAGGACAAGTCCAAACCCTATCACTCAATGACAGCTTATCATTCTTATAACCACAAGTACAAAGGCGGCTCGAAGGGAAGAATCGGTCAATCTTATGAACCTGAACGCCATATTTTTTCGCAACGTGTTCCAACTTCACAACGAAATCGCCATGAGCCAAGTCAGACATCTTGCGTCCCCAATTACGCTTCATTCCCTCCAAGTTCAAATCCTCCAAGCAAATCAAGTCATAACGCTTGCACAACTCATGCGCCATCTTCCACTGGAAATCGGAACGCTTGTTCACGATGTTTTGATACAATCGCTCCAACTCCAGCTTCTTGCGCTTGCGGTTATTGCTGCCCTTCTTGCACTTCGAGAGGTTGCGAGACCTGCGTCTAAGCTCCAACAAGTCAGTTTTAAGGAACTGAGGATTATCAATCTCACGCCCATCGCTCAAAGTCATGTACTTCTTCAATCCAAAGTCGATGCCCACGGATGCACCATCATGTGACTTTCCGTAAGACTCGGCTTGCTTGTCTAAGCAAAGGACGATAAAGTACTCGCCCAACTTGTTTCGCTTGACCGACACCCTCTTGACCTTACCATCGTAGGGACGGCTCAGAGAGAACTTAAATGACTTCTTTATCTTGTTTATCACAAACTCGTTTCCACTAAGGGAATAGCCATTTTGTTGAAAGGCAAATGAACCAAATTCTATTGCTTTCTTAAATTTTGGTGGACGCTTCGCATCATGCTTGAAGAAACGCTTGTAAGATATATCCAATCTATCCAACACCTCCCTAACTGTTTGACAATTAAGCAATGTTGGTTTATAACACTTAGAGAAATGCTTATACATAGTAAATCTTGGAATGTACTTGTGATACAGCTTATAATATCTCTTCTGCAAGGCAAGAGCGTGATTCCAAACATAGCAAGCCTCACGGAGCATCTTATCCAAATGCTTCGTCTTCTTCGTCCGATATAGCTTGTACTTGTATGAAATCATATTCTTAAATTTTAACCAGTTTTTGAAAGGTGTGTCTCACCGAAATTCACTTGCAAAGATACGAAATTTCTTTCATATATGCAAGGAAATCGGCAAGAACTTTCACCTGTTTTATAATTAAAGTGCCAATGGTTGTCGGCAAATTTTAAGTGTTCACATCTTACGATGCGGTATTAACTATCTCCCTGCCCAAGGGAACAACCATTAGCGATAGGCTATTTGTAGTTATGAAACTTCAAAATAAAGCCGTGTGACTCCTAAGTTTACAATCCCGCCCCCACGCTGGGCATCACACGGCTTTGACACGTGGGTATTTCATTTCAATAGCTTTTTTATCATTTTAACACCTCGCTTACCAAACTTTCGCTCGACAACAGTATTATAACTCACTCCATCAATGGAACACTCATCCGGATAGCACTCTTCAAGCCAATCTGTGAACTTCAGCAGATTGAAGACTAACTCTTTTCTCGCTAAAAGAAACCGCATATCAATGAATTTTCCAAAGCTTATTCCGAAGATTTTCTGAAATTCATTACCTATAGGCAAGAACTCACTTGGTTCGATTTTCATTAGCTTGCTTTCTTAGATGTCACACTCTCCAAAGGATAGTCACTCTTCATAAAGTCACTAATTCCGATATAAGTTTTCTGCAAATCCTTCTCATCGTCTTTCAAGTCTTCTGTCGCATTTACAGCGGCTGCATTCAAAGTCTGTTCGTTGAAGACACCGTTTCTCACCTTATCGAAATAAGAAAGAATCTCTTTAGTCATCAAATGGTCAGCCAATCTTTTGAAATCCTTATCCATCACCAATGCCATGAAGTCATAAGAATTTTCAAAGGCCAAGATAGGAGCAAAATCCTTGAACGCTTGCATTAAGTTAACATGCAAATCTTCATACAGCTTACGGATGATATTCTCGTAAGTTCCCAAACAAAGGTTGGTCAGATTGTACAGGATGATTGCATTCGCATAAACTCCCGATTTTTCACCAATCCCTAAGTTCTGTAACCTCACCGCAAGCTTATCTCGCAACTTGTACAAGTCTTCACTAATCTTGTCATAGAACGTCATTGCGAATTCGTTATTGAAATCTGCATTAGGAACATAAGCGTCATAATACTTAATCGCCTTGCGAAGGTTCTTCTTGCAGTCCACCCACTTCTTCTTCACTTCAAACCTAACGCATTTCTTCTTCAGAATACTCTTTTCGATTTTCTGCATGAAGCACTCTGCCAACACCATTTCAACATAGACATATTGCTGAAGATAACCTCTAGTAACAATCATAACCTTGTTTACTTCGGTTTCGGTCATTCCATGCGGCACACTGATAATTATCTTCTTGCCACCTACGTTCAACAAGACTCTTCTGAAACAATTAACACTAGGCATGATGTTTTCTAATAGAATATTCAACAACCTTGTTATAGCACTCTTTTCTCACCAAATCCTCAACCCTATACAATGTGCAAACCTCATGGGTATCATTCATATTGACTTGTGGGCAGCAAATCTGATAGAAATACTTTGTCCTGATGGTAAAACCAAGCAACTTGATTTGTTCCTTGAACACCCGACCGGAAACCACCTTATCAAGTTTTTTCTTGCCTTCGAAGAGATTCAAACTCTCCTCTCTACGATATACAATATCGGTATTAACCGAAAAAATCTTTCCGATCATAACTATTCCTCCAAATTTCTAAGCGTTTCAAGACTCTCATCATTATCAACATCATAGCCGATATGATATTCGTTGCCTATTCTAGCACCAACATATACCTCTTCTGCATCCAAGATATAACGGGACATCTGTTCACGCACCTTTATCTGTTCTTCATTCAATCCAAGTACATCAAAGCACTCTTCCTGCAATGACTTATATGGTTTCGTTCCCATATATGAAACATAAGCCAGCTTGCCTTCCTGATGCAATGGCTTCCACTTCTCCCACCAATGGTTGCGGTACTCCAAGATACCTCTTTCTACTCCATCGGCACAAACATGTTTAACTATTCGTAATTTCATTATCTACCTTTTTTAAAACCACTTTAACTATCTTCCCATCACACTTGAACACACGAGACTTAATCTTATATGTAAGGTTGTTAATCACAACTTTATCTCCTACACAAGGCATAAAATGAAAGTCGTAATTTTTCCAAATGATATTTCCTTCGTACTCGAATTCAACCATTATTCTGCTCTCCTAATGTTTTCTTATATTTATCCAACATTACTGAATTAATCTCTGACCAAAAAGTTACAATTACGTCCTTGAAATCAACATTATGTTCCTTTGCTATAAAATTTCCAGCACTGACGAAATCAAAATAGCCTTCAATCGTCTCTTGTGTACCTGTACATATTCGTGTTATGCCATTCTTGACATACTTAGCCACAAAATAATAGCCTTTCTTCATCGCAACAACTCCCTAATAAATTCGTTACGCATCGGCTCAACGATGCTTGTATACAAACTCTGCTTATCTTCCGGAATATCATCCGGTGTAATAGAGAACATCAACAAATATGACATCGGAATCTCCAATACCTTGCATATTGCATCAATCTTACTCTTACGTGGAAACGTTCTTCCTGTCTCCATAAACAACATGTTTGTCTCGCTACAACCGATAGCCTTACTCAGTTGTCGTTGGGTCAAGCCCTTGCTTACCCTAATTGTCTTAATCGCCTTTCCTAAATCCATCAAAACCTCCTATTTAAATATTTCAAATCTGTTCTTTATTGCTATCATGGCATCAGTGACTCCATCTTTGTATCCAACAGAATACAAGGTACAATCCTCTTCGCTCGGTTTCTCGGACTTGGATTTCAGAAATTCTTCTATCTCACAGAAACCATGCTCCAAGAATCTGAGGAACATCGCATTCTTCGTGATAGCTGGTCGTAGAGTATCTTTAACCCAATCCCAGCCATCACCATAACCTAACGTAAAATTTGAACTGCCACAATATTTCACTTTCGGCTCATCAAGCCATTGTTTTAAAATTTCTTTCTTTGTCATTATCACCAGTTTTTATGGTGTGTCTCACCTTTTCAAATTAATAACCTTTATTTCTTAATTACAATGCAAAGATACAAAGAATATTTGAAACATGCAAGCGTTTTAATGCGTTTCTTTATTTTATTAATGTATTTTAATTATCTAATATGATTTCTACCATTTATTTTAAAGTTTTTACATTTTTCTCTTTCTCAAACACTCTTGCTACTATCACCTGTATCCTTAAATTCGTCTTACCATGTTCTTTAACGTGTTCCACACGCTTTGTAGTTTTTGCACCTTGCAGCAATTTCTGTCACTCTCTTCCCTTGTACTTTCGTAGTGCTACCTTTCTTGCATTTCAAAACATTTCCTATACTTGTAATTTGTATTTCCAAGAAATGGACGCAACAAAAACAACTTCTAAAATTCTTATCCATTTGACATTTCCTTTTTAAGTTTCTTTCTTTGAGCCAAGAACATAACAATCTCCTCGAAATCATCGCAATTCAAGAGCATTTGTCCAACCTGCCATTCCTCTGCTTTCTGATTGGCATCCTCCATACCCTTTGCTAAGAATGTGATTTTCTTGTCTTGGCTTCGATTCTCTACAGTAACTTCAAGTGTACCATATTCAAGTTCGGTAGTCTTCATACTGAGACCTTCATCAAATATCCTCAACAAATGATTAAAAAGATTACTTCTTTCCATTTTTCAACCTTTCATTTTCTTGTTTTAACAAGTCCTCAAATTCCTTACGCTTTGCTCGCATATTCTCGAACCATTTACTTGGTGTTATAGGACACCCCATAAGCCAATGATCCAAGTTTGGAACAGGCAAATTGAACTCACTAGCTTCAATCGTATAATCATACCATTTCAGCAACTCTTCCTCTGGAGCATCCTTGTCTATATCAGTTACAATAGTAGCCATATCGAAGGTAAAATCACCGCAATTGGCTATTCCTCCAACTTGGTCTCCTATCCAAAATGTCTCCGGATTATCCAATCCGTAAAATTCATGCTTCTCACAGAATGCCTTCAAGTAAGCATTGCAAGCATTCTCGTAATCATTCTTTAATTTCTCCTTATCCATATCACATATCCTTAAAAAGTTTCTTATTCTCGCTCTTCTCCACCTTTGGATGGGAGCACATCACAACTTGCGTACTTGGGTCATGTCTTACCTGCCATTCGCAAGTATTACACCCCAAATCACCAACTTTATTAATTGCATTGGTGTATCTGCCTTTCTCACCATAGGGGCAATCGGTAACAAAATCCTTTCGTCCCCAGATGTACTCATCTATCTTGTATGAGATAGCATTTGCTTTCTCCTTTTTCTCGTTAATATTTAAAAACATCATATCGTCAATATTTAAAATAAGCATAGCTGACCATCATCAGCGACCTTAACATTACTCTCAGAAAACCAAAGTTCCTTGAATATCCTCTCCATGCAAGCTACGACAATCGAATTTCCAGCAGCCTTTTGAAGACTTGACTTCGACACTCCACTTTCAAGCATCTTGTCTATGTATTCTTCGTCAACGTTCATTAAGCGGAAGAGTTCTCTCGGAGTCAAACGCCTAATGCGCAACCTTGTCTCTCCAAGCACAACCAAGGAGTCCTTGCTCGCAGATGTAATGGTATTGGCTATGTTCTTTCCAAGTTCGACCTTTGAACTATGCTTTTCGCCTTTTATCCACTTCCCCTCAGAACGAGTTCTTATAGCTGCACTCATAGGTTCTTTCCATTCATTCGATACAAATTTCTCTTTACATAGCAAGTCATCACTAAAAAAGTACTTCTCATCCACATTTTCCTCCAAGACATCAACCAAGTGTTTCTCTAGTTTTGTCTTTCTCGGAAAATGATAATCTATCTTATCACCATCGTTTCGTATAGAGAGCATAAATACACGCTTTCTGTTCTGAGGAACACCGCAGTCGGCTGCATTTACCACCTTAGCGAAGTTGATATATCCATATGATTCTAACTCCTTGCGCCACTTGTTAAAGAACCCTATGAACTTTGTTTGAACCAAAGCCTCTACATTCTCCATCAAGAGGTATTTCGGCCTCTTGGTAATAATGGCGTTTCTTGTGAACCAAAGGATAGAGGAACGTGTATTGCTTCCCTCCTCTATTCCTTTCTGCTTTCCGGCTTGCGAAACAGACTGGCAAGGTGTTGAATATGTCAGCAAGTCAAAATCGGCTACCTTGCTCCAATCTATCTTGGTCATGTCACCAAAGTTCTTGCCGGATAGACTAGGAAAGCAAGCATTATGCAAAGCTATTGCATTTGGCTCTATCTCAGACCATCCGATGCACTCGTAATCGAAATCAGAATATTTCTTCTTCAACCGCTCCAAAGCCATCAGTTGAGAGTCATATCCGGCACATAGTTCAAACGTCTGTATCTTCATTAAATATCATGGGTTTTACAAAAATCCTCTACAAAGCCATCACCCCAATCATCCTCATGCCATATCTTTGCAACTTCAAGCTGTCCCATTTCCTTTATAGCCAAAAGAACTTGCTTTATATCGTTTTCGTACTTAGGCAATGAATTCTCCATAATCGGGAATACATCCTTTATCTCTTCAAAAGACAACACAACGTCAAACGAACCACCTTCACTTGGCGTTACTTCAAACAACTCTTCAGAAAGATTCTTTGAGGATTTCAACCACTTCAAGAATTGCTTTCTACTACGATACTCACAATATAAATTGCTAAACTTTACGTATAGCTTATCAAAACTTAACTCTTTCATAATAAATCAAATTTATCTTTAATTATCTGTTTCAAACACCGTCTGCTTGCCTCGTCTCATAGCACGATACTTCTCAGGAGCCATTGGTAAGCCATTCTCTTTTAATGCTTTCTCATATGCACCAAAAGCCAAGCAATCCGCTTGCTCGTTCAAATCATCGCCATTATGTCCCTTTACCCAAGTCAAAATAACAAGCTTATCCTTTGCACACTTACGATACAACTTGATTAAATCTGTGTTCTTTATATCTGCGCCTATTTCCCAATCTGTATATCGGAACATCTTTAATGCGTACTTGGAATCACTTCGAACCTCTATGACAGAACCTTTCGGGCAATAATTAACGGCTGATATTATCGCTAACATCTCCATTCTATTATTGGTAGTATGCAAGCAATGGTGTGTCTTGACCTTTTCAAGTTCACCTGTAGATGTATTCACAACAATATACGCAGAACCACCTGCCTTATGGGTGGAATAGTTATCGCAGCTGCCATCTGTATAGCAAATATAGTTTGGAAGAAGCCTTTTTCTTTCCACAACAGTTTCTTCTTTCTTAGGTTGAACCTTTCCATACTTTGCATTCTTGCCTGTTCGCAAAACGGAGTTGTAAGCACCTGCCAATGTTCGCCAATCATCACAATAGTTTCCATCTTTCTGTCTCCATTCGTTTTTCCATAACAAGTCCCACAAATCTTCGATAAAGCCCTTTTCTATCCAATTTTTCTTTATACAGAAACCCGAAAAGACTCGGGAAGATGGTATCTTCGCATACAAATCCTTTGCCATTTCGTCAATAGCATAATCTTTTTTGTTTGCGGTACACCAATTGGGAATAACAATTATCACCTCCCTCTTGCCAAGCAGACGTTTAAATCTAGATATATTGCCAAAGTAGCGATTAGACTCTTCCGCAAAGTCAGCATTCTTCACTAAATTCGCAAAAGTTTTGTTTGAAACACGAATCGTAAACAAGTCTATATCCTTACAAGTTTCCAATATTCTATTAACCAAGTCAAACATAGCCTCTATTTTGTCGGCTTGTTGCTCGTTGACCAGGAAGTTGTCACGAATGAATTTGTCACCATCATACAATCGACTATAAGCCAACACTCGATTTGCACCTTTCACACGATATGAACTCAGATAAACATCATAAGCTCTAACTTGATGTTCTGATTCCAAGTACTTTTCTTCTATCTTCTTCATAATCTCGTATATATAATAATAACACGTAATATATCAAGGAACACGTTAGCCTCTTAAAGACTCCTATACTTATTCCAACTAACTACTAATATGAAAATGTCCAAAATAGAACTTACCCACCATAGAAGTCATCAGGTAGATTTCCTATTGTGCCATTTTCCTTTATTTGCATTCGATGTCCCTTCAATTTATAACCATAGATTCTGTGCTTGATAGCAATAGAAGTCTCTCGGTCTCCAAAAGAGTAAGAGCAAGGTATAATTAAATAGTGCAGGTTACCTACGTTAAACGTAAAGTTCCTACGACCAAACCTTTGCAATGTTCGTTCCATCTCTCCCTCGTTTCTATCATCTGCCATGTGCATTTCCGCATACGTGGACTTAATCTTACCTTCGCAGATAAGATTCTTCTTGATTCGGCATATAGAGCCATGACCCATATTCACAACCTTTGCAAACGAGTTAGTAGTTAGTTGATGCCAAGCACAATCATTGTTGCCAACGTTAAAACAGTCTTGACGAGCACCACTAATAACCGATGTGTACAAAATATTGTTGACTATAGAATATAACTCCTTTAGCTTATAGTCCTTATTAATAGGAATACGACAAACGTAAGCCCCTTGAAAGCGACCGCCCTTTTTATTGGGCTTCTTTTCTTTATCACGGAACGTATTCACGATAAATCGCCCGTTACCAAGTTCTGTAAAGAGTCCATCCTCCTTGACATCCTTTAGCAATTTTCTTGCCTTTGGATAGCCTACACCGAGTTTTTTCTTTACATCCTTGATGGTTAAGTTAAATATTACAGAATTTCTGCGTTGCATCTTACACCAAATGGCAAAGCAAAGAGTCTCCTTGTGCGCTTTCACTTCTTGCGATGACGCACCATAGGTATACTTCTTTACCAAGTCCATACGTATGTGTAAATAATGCTTTCCCATAAATTCCTTATTTGTTTACCTTATCTGTGTTTCGCCTACTCCAACAATTATTGCCCATTGCTAACCTAGAGCAATCTAAGAATGTTTCGACTCAAAACAAGGATTCTAAAAAGAAATCCTTACCCTTCATTCGTCTGACACCGAAATCTAGGTAAGGATTATCGTGGTATGGCTTTCGCCACGGAAAATCTTATTGATTCTTGTAAGCGTGTCAGCACCAACAAAGCACGCTGCAAAGATACTAATTTATTTTCAAACTGCAAGAGCTTTAATGTATTATTCTACTCTAATTGCGCATTTTTAACACATAACACAATTTTAGTTACGTATACAAAACTACAAATACATTAAGCCGCTTGCAATTTTAACATTTTACACTCTAAGGCATTTTCAAGACAAAAAAAAGAGCAACCACCATCACTGGCAGCTGCTCCATAAGTTGTTACCTTAAACCAATCTAAAACCTTAATAACTAAAAACCAACCTAATAAAATAACTGTTTCTTATATTTTACCGTGAGAAAAAAAATCATTGTAACCAGCATCAAGGAAACGACCCAAAAGGAAATCATACCGAATTTCCAATAGAACAAATCCCATCCCTCCAAGTCTTTCTCAATATATTCCTTTTTGGTCTGGGCAATACTCAATTCTCTGTTTAGGCTATCCCTCTGAGCCTTATATATACTCGCTCGCTCTGCTATCTCCTTATAATGAATAAGGCTATCACGAACCTTGGATAGTTCCTTGCTGTCCCTGTATCTAATCTCTATATGAGTAGAATCCTTACCTAGCACCTTACCACTCTCATCTACCCTTGTCTTGACATCATCCTTGATGTATGTGGAATCCTTAACCTGTTTTTCGGTCTGCTCCCAATGATAAGATAGCAAGTTGTCCCGAATAAGCTTGACCCTTTCGTTGATAATTGAGTCCCAATGGGCGTAAGTAGTAGTGTCTCGCACCACCTTTTCCACTTCTACATATCTTGTTGTCCGGCATCCGTACATCATCAGCATGATGAAGAAACCTACCAATATGGTAACGAGCCAACGCCACCAGTCAAATCTAAGCTCCATATCAACCTCCTTTTTGAGTGCAAAGGTACAAATAAAACCAAAAGGAACGATTTCTTCGCCCACTCTTTCTTTTTCAAAATTTCAAAAGTGAAGAAAAAACCACCACCCAATTAAGAATGATGGTCTTACTAATGCCTTAGTTGAGCCTGTGTCTCGTAAGATTACCAAGTGATTATCTTTCCGGTATTACATACGAGCTTTCCATATTGTATATTTCCAACCCTGCGAAGCCATCCATGCAGGTTCACACTTTGCTTTGGGTCATTGTTCACAATCGCATTGAGAAAGGCAATTCGTGACACCTTCAACTTATCTAACAACGCCCATTGACCTTGTTTGTATGAATTGATAGCAGCTAAAGTCATATTACCCATGATACCATCAGCTTTTGTTCCTACGATAGTCTGAATCTTTTGTACGGCTCTGCTTACTCCACTATTATAAGCAAAGTCAACCAAGAGATTAGCCACCGACTGGTTGTTGATTTGGTCAGCCTTGCAAGCATCCCAATAATATTTCTTGAATATGTGATGCCATTGTTCATCGGTTATCTTCTTCAAGTCCGATGCAGTCTTACTAGCACCATAAACTTTACGGAACGTCTCTAGAGTCACGCCTTTCATCGTTGCGCCTCCCCTATCACTCTTTTTGTTAGAATATCCACCCTCGAATGAGAGGATGAATGGTTGTAAAATACTTGAGTCTGCCATAGTCTATTTGTCGTTTATGTTTTGATGTTCGCCACGTTCCCCTATCGTCTTGGTAATGCCAGCCGTGACGAACAAACTAGCTACACTACCAACAAATGCACTTAACCCCATCAAATCGGTCTTGATCGTCCCATAAGTCACCACTTCCCACACTAAGATAAAGCAGACAACCAGGAGCATCAAGAGACCTATCAGAGTAACGGACACTAAGAAGAATGCCTTGCTTGAATGTCCGCTATTAACTTGTATGAGTAATTTCAGATACTTAACCATATTTTAATCCTCCCTGTCACGATATATCTCATTTTCTTCCTTTTCAACCAACGTTTCTAAGGATTCTCGCTTTCTTGGTGGGGTTCTAAGTTGGCATCCATCCTTGATGCATCTGTTCCATTGTGCCTCATGCAAGGCAAGCTTCAAATCGTTCTTCTCATCCCTAAGATTGCGTATGGTAATACGATACTGATTGATTTCCTCATACAATTCATCTATTTTACTGTTAAGATTAACGACCGACTCGTTGGAACGTTCATAGAGAGCCTTCCACTCATCGGCATATGATGAAATAGTCTTATTCTCTTCCTGTGATGCGAGTGCCGCCTCCTTTCGCTTTCTACTATTATAGTACAGCAGCGTTGAGATTACACCCGATGCACAAAGAAGATTAATTCCCGTCTGTATTAATTGAATAGTTTCCGCTGTCATTTCTTTGTGTTTTTTGTTGCAAAGATAGCTATTTATATATAATAATGTGGAAATAGCCGAGTCAGAAAACTACACAATTAATTTTTGTGCAAATAATTAAATTTTTCCTTAAACTAAGTTATAACACATTAAAATATTTGCTCTGCCAATAAAATCTCATTATCTTTGCAAAAAACAGGTGAGACACACCACAAAAACTGAATAAAAATGAAAGTTATAGAACAAGACACAATAAACTTTATTAAGGCGCACATAAATGAACGGCCAAGATACAAGTTGGCACAAAGAATGGGTGTCAGCGTGAAATTCTTGTATAAGATTCTACATGATTGCAATTGTAAAATCGAACATAAAAGACCTGTTCCGCAACCCGACAAGAAACGTGATGAACAAATCACAAAACTATATCCTGACCATTCGGTCAGAGAGATTGCAGTAATTGTAGGCTGCCATCCGTCTACGGTAGGCAAGGCTGCTAAAAGGCTAAAGCTTACTCATTCAGAAGAAACTATCGAAAGACTTAAAAAGAATAGTTTGGCTAACTTAAAAAAAGCATATGATAAAGCAACTATTGGCAAAAGGGTGAAAAGCTGGCAAAGAACTATGCAGATGGAGAAATTCCGAGTTATATCCTGTATTCCGCAGCAGACGAAATTCAAATTTTCAGAAATGCCGATAAAATCATATCATGCCAAGTACCATCTTATAAATAAGTATGGGTATTTTGCTTTTGAAGGTGAACCATACATCTTAGGTTATGACCGGAATACTCGCAGAATGGATGAAGAATTCTACAAGAACAAATACGGATTTTCTTTTGAGGAGGACGAAGAATGCCAAGAAGATTAACACAAGAACAGATGGACTATATCAAAGCCCACATCAATGACTACCCACGAAAGGAAGTAGCCAAGGCTGCTGGTGTAACCTTACATACATTATACAAGTATATCACTATTTTAGGTGGAACGAAAATAGACAATAAATTGAATAATGAGACTATCCGCAAAATCTCCGACATGTACCAAACGATGACAGCGAGAGAAATCTCAGAAGTAACGAATATTCCTCAGTCTACAATATTAGGACAAGTCAGTAAGCTTGGCTTGAAACACGATATAGAAACGATAAATAGGATTCGTAAAGAACGAAACAAGTCTCTAAGAGACTATTGGAATAAAGAAAGATATGCAAGCAAAGGAAGAAAACTTCACATGCAATACAAAATGGATGAACTTAGAGTAATGTCGGGTAAGCCTCAAGAAACTAGGTTAAGAATAAGAAAGCTCTCCCCAAAGGCTTTGAATGCAAAGATGTATTTGCGAAAGTCTTATAACTATTTCTACTCTAAGGGTGAGCCGTTTATTCTCTGCTATGACTCCGAGACAAAAAGACACCCTAAAGAGGAATACTATACTGAAAAATTTGGTTTCAAGTTTGTGCGTGCTTAATTTCCGTTTGCATTTTTCGTTTTCTGCAAACGGAATTTGCAAACAAGCCTTTGATTTCCATGCATCCGGAAGTATGACATTACCTCCTATCACCTTAACTACTTGATTATTAGTGATTAAAAGAAAGTTTGATAGAGTTATTTTATCTTATCCTTATTATTCGTAACTTTGCAGCCGTAACGTTACATAGAGTTAGTTTAATTAAGGTTTAACACAAAAAGATTATTCTTATGGAGACATCAAAAACTTATGTTTTTAATCCAGAGGGTTCAGGTAACAATGGAGGAATGATGAGCTTGATAGCTCCTTTGCTCCAACAGAGAGGCGTTGACCCAAACGTTCTTCTTGCGATGAAGGGTAATAACGGATTCGGCAATGGCGATGGTTCTTGGTTCATTTGGCTGCTCTTTATCCTTTGCTTCTGTGGTTGGGGCGGTAATGGTTTCGGCTTTGGTGGCCGTGGCAATGGCGCAGGTCTTGCCAATGAAATCAACAATGACTATGGTCGTTCCTTGCTTATGGATGCTATCGGTGGCAATCGTAATGCACTCAGTAATCTCGCTACTCAGCTCAATTGTACTGAAGGACAGATTCAACAAGCAATCTCTGCCTTGACAACCCAAGTCCAGAACGTGGGCAACCAAGTAGGTATGAGCGGAATGCAAACCATCAACGCTCTTCAGCAAGGTAACATGCAGATTGCATCACAACTCGCTGACTGCTGCTGCCGTGTAAATAACAATATTACGGCTATGGACGGAAACGTCAAGTTGGCTATGTGTCAGCAGACTGGCACTTTGCAGAATGCCATCAACAATGTAGCCGTAAGTCAGGAACGAGGTTTTTCTAATGTTGCTTTCGAAACTAAAGGTCAGACATGCGACATTTTGAATGCTATTAAAGATAGTACTCAGACCGTAGTTAATGGCCAACGCCAAGCAGAACTCAGAGATATGCAGGACAAGATAGACCATCTTCGTGAAGAGAATGGAACTTATAAGTCTTCTGCCATGACTTCGCAGATTGTAGGTCAAGCTATGGCACCTGTCAACGCTATGTTGGCTGGCTTGCAAAAAGAGGTAGATGGTATCAAGTGTAAGCTTCCATCAACTGTTACAACCAGCTACAGTCCATTTACTGCTGTTCCAAATTGCGTTGCTTGGCAAACAGGCTTATATGGTCTGAATGGTGTCAACAATGCAAGCTTTTGGGGTTAATTAGGAAAGGAGGCTGCTATGTTATGGATGAGACCTTTTGCATGGGTTAATCGTAACGGCTCGGCAGCTATCGCATCTACAGGCGTGGTGGTGAACACCGAAAATGTCGTTTTCTCGTTCAGAAACCACGCCTTCGTGAATGCTAACTATAGGGGAACTATCTTTGTGAACCTATATCAAGCTATTCCGACTGGTACGACAAATACGCTGCCAATCCTTTTCGAGACCAATGGCGTAACCCAAGCTGTAACTAAGTTCAACGGCAATCCTTTGACGGTAGCCGACATTGCAGGAACTGGAGTTTATCAGTTTTGGTTCGAGCGAGATACTAACACCCTTCAGCTAATGACGGGTATTGTTTAACAATTAACATTACAAAGCTATGTTTCAAGGACTTCGACCTAACAGCATATTCTATGTGCTTGACAAGGGTGAAAACCCAAGTCTTAAAATCGGACAGGTTGTATCGGTCAGTAACCCACAACCTAAGTTCCCAACATATACTCCTGGGCAATTCAACCCACAACCAATGGAGACTACCGTTGATGTTGTCGTAAAATTGCCTAATGAACAAATGGAGTTCAAACAACTCCCATCCAATATGCAAATTGCAAATTCGGAAAACCTCGTGGTTTCTGAAAGCCGTGAAGCTATGGATGCGGAAGTTGAGGCTATGTATCGGCATTCTAAGGAGATTGTGGAAAGCGAGCCATACCACAAAAAGGTTATGGAAGAGTGCGCAAAGATGCGTGCCGTATTGAATCCACAAATAGCCAAAGACAGACAACAGGAAGAAGACATCAATAACCTCAAAAGCGAGGTTAGCGGAATGAAGGGAACTTTGACCGATATTAAGTCTATGTTGTCAGTGGCTTTGGAAAAAGTTAATACAAAAAAGTAAATCATTATGGGATACATGATAGAAATTACCGAAAACAAGGTAAATGAAATGTCAGAACTTGTAGAGAAGATGCTTAAGTATGGTGGTAAACTCATGCACTGCATTGATGAAATGGGGGATGACAAGTATGGACGAATGGGTCACAGAAACCCAATGCCGGATTACCGAGACAATTGGGATGACGATGATGACCGCTATGGTGAAAGACATGGTGGTCGCAGAGGTGGCGGTTATCGCTATTAGTATTACACTTTGAGGTGGGGAGAAATCTCCACCTCCTTTAAAAGCTTTTATTATGGGAAGATACAAAATACCACTTGACGCATACGATATGAAGCCTGAAGGGATGATTGCATACCTTCGCTACAATGGCTGGCACTTCAATAAAAAGATGTGCGATTGGGCTATTACCTTAATGCGCAAGACAAACGCAACGACTGGTAAGCTCGAAAAAGTTGAACCGACAGAAAAAGATACAGTCGAGGAACTTCTTAAAGTCAATAACGTAAAGTTGGAGAATGCCGACAATTACGATTTCGTCTATGTCGCAAACATGGCTAGAGCCGATTTCTTTAAGTCCTCTTTAAAGGACGAAGCTGCTTTGGCTCAATTCATTAAGGATATGGTGGATGACCCAGACCAAGCGGACGGATTTATTTTCAATAGATTTTATGCCGATTGCAACCATAATGGTATCGGCATTCCATGGGATGATGTATTATGATTAAACAAGAAATTTACTTGGAGAAATACGATTGGAATGTGATTGTATGTCATGTAGCTAATCAAGAAGATGTTGACGAAGCTATGGACTTACTAAGTTCCATTGATTGTAAGGGGCAACCATTATTGGATGCATACGACCACATTTCAACCGATTCTTCAAACAAAGGATTGACATACACAAATGTTTCAAAGAAAACAAGTGTTGTGCTCATTTGCAAATCTACTTCTGAAGGTGAGTATATAAATAGTCTCACACATGAAATGTTTCATGTAGTAGCACATATATGCAACCATCTGGGAATAGATATGCAAGGCGAAGAACCATGCTATCTTATGGGATGGCTCTGTCAGTCGATATTATAGAAGATTTCCTTATAAGTTTAACTTGGTGGGCAGACCTTGGATTTTTCCATCTGCCCTCCTATAAAATTACAAGAATATGAGTTGTTCGAAAATCAAAAATTACCTTTATGAACGTTTTAATGAGGATTTTAACGTTCTATCTGAGAATGAAAATCGAGTTATCATTACATTTGATGATAATGACTTGTCGGTACTCGTAAACAAGATGGAGAATAAATTATTCATTCTCGTTCCGCTAACTAATATGCATTCGTTTGAACATCATCCGGATTGGATCTTGGTAGATGGCGAACGCATCAATAGTAACCTATTTTGGAAGGAATGCGGCAACCAAGTGATAGAATATCAAGGTGATGCCCCTATAGCTATCAAGCAAGACACCATAGAGAGAATTGTTAATGATTTCATTAAAAACAGATAACGTTTTAAAATTTGCATTAATTTATTTGCAAAGCCATCTTTTTTGTCGTATCTTTGCATTGTAATAAAAATGGTGAGACACACCGAAACAACTGTGTTTTACAAACTTAATTTTCGTAGATAAAGATATTAATATATCAATATAGAAAAAAAGCAAAATTATGACAGAAAAAGGATATTTAATCAAGAAAAAAGTATTATTCATTGATTTAGACGACACGATTATTACAACTATATCAGGAAACACCTTTCCTACAGATGTAACAGATTTCAAAATCCGTAAAGAGGTTTTGGATAAGATTGTAGATGCATTCCCTACTCTTTACTATGTTGAAATAGTCTCAAACCAAGGAGGCATCCCTCAATTTGTTGACGAACAGGATTTTATCGGCAAGATTAAGGCTATTGAAAGCTTTATGCAAAAATATCTTCGCAATCATACCGGACGAAATATCTTCGTCAACTCTATGTATTGCCCATCGCATGCAGAGATAGAAATGAGAAAGCCAAATACAGGAATGCTTGAGTCGTATTCTTCTTGGAAGAAAAGTGAGCTGATAATGATAGGTGATGCTAGCGGAAAAGAAGGTGACTTCTCGGACTCCGACAAACAATGTGCGGAGAATTTCGGTATTGAGTACATAGATATAGAAGACTTTTTGAAAATGTAAAAACAAAAAAAAGGAAGTCAGAGTGACTGTTGCAATTTTTGCAACAGTCACTCACGCAAACTGAAACAAAAAAGAGAGGTAACCACTTACCTCTCTTACTCAACTTGTAAGGAATACTTACATGTTCAACTATTATTTTCTCTTACTCTTAATGAAGTGCAGTATATCCCACTTCTTAAAATATCGGGTGTGCCCTCGCTTTTTGCATTCTCCGTTCGGAATGTCACCTCTAGCAACCATTCTATTCAATGTTGCATCAGAAACGTGAAGCTTCTCCTTGACCTCCTCGGTGCTCAACATAGGGTTGAGAGCATACGGCAGATAGTTCTCACAAAGGTCTTCTATCTCATCGCTGCTCATTCCGCAAGCAGTTACCTTCTCCCCTCTCTTCTCTTGCTCGTCTGCTCGAAAGCAAGAGTCAGACAACGATTTTAATAACACTCCCAAGGTGTGATAACCAAATAACTTTCCCATATCATTATAATCTAGAGATTAAACTTTGACAGCCCTTGCCTGAGTAATACTTATCGGCAAAACCATATACATAAAATATAATGGTCATTACAAGTATTACAACATTAGATTCCACCATTTCGTTGGTGGTAAAAACATTCCAGTATACAATATGGATAGCATTTATCCCAAATAGGTAGATTATCATCGGAATACGCCATCTGTAGCAGAGCCAAAAGAATCTGCTAGCAAGTATAAGCACAAGCGGATGGATGTAAACTGAGAAATAGATAAATGCTGCCGATACCCAATTCTCCTTAAACCATACGCACATTTCTTTTTCATGAGACGCAAATGTTACCATGCATGCAATATGAAAAAGCATGATAAACAGAGGCATCACTTCACAATAATACTTAAACCAAGTGAGTAGCTTTACGCTGTAGCCTCTACCTGCAAGGATAATGACGTTTATCATTTCGCTAACGTCCATGTCCTTAAACATTACTCTTGACAACTGTACAACACCGACTGATTGAACTAACCGATGGACTTCATCTTCTTCCTCTTTAGTCATAAATTCTTCTCCTTTTGTTTTTTTTGTTTATTATTTATTCTTAGTTCCTCATTCTTAATAATAAGGAAAGTGCTGCAAAAATAAACAATACTGCACAAAAATATTTATTTTGAGCAAAAATTTAAAGTTAAACTTTGCTAAAGTAACAATCTGAAAGTAGACGGCTGCAAAAATAGCGTTAGAACGGTTTCCTTACCAAATTCTAACGCTATCAGTGTTTATCCTATCACAACCTCAAGGCTCTCCATATCAGCGAACTTCAAGCCGCAATCCTTAGCAGCCTTGAAAATCTCTTTCTCTTCAACTTCCTCGATGGCTACCTCTACCTCCTTGTCGGCAAGTTCCTTGAAATACTTCTCTGTCTTCTGCTTCTGATTGAAGAAGTACTCATTGACCTCAGCGAACTTGGCTGAATCGTCCTTGGTGTATTCGTAGCCCTCATTGGCGTGCTTCTGCTCCAACTGCTGGCACTCCTGAAGCTTGAGCTGCATCTCCTCAAACTTATCGTCCTTCAAGCTCTCCTGTGCTTCCTCCACATCCTTGTCGTAGGTATCGGCTACGTGGCGCAGAGCCTTCATATTCTTCCAAACTCGCATAGCGGCATCATCACTCATTGATGATGTCTTCAATGCCTTCAATGTTCTGTAGGCTGCAACAGCCTCGATTGTCTTAATCTTTTTCATAATTGTTTCTTTATTTTTATGTTATACAATATTCTTCGCCAGATTGCCATAGCAGAATACCTTTCCTGTTAACAGTGCAAAGTTAAGAAAATAATTCCGAATAGCAATGCAGGAGGAGCAAAATTTACGAATTTAAAATTAACTTCCCCATGTTGGATAATCACTAGGTCGCAACGTGTCTGCTTTCTCGGTGAGAACGTAAACCACAAATACATTTCTAGCACATTTATTATATTAAGAACATCTACGTTTTAATACATAATATAACTACCTCCTGGAGGAACTTGTTTCCATCCACCATCTATATTAATTTCAAAAGATAATTGACACATTTGTCCATAATACCCTCCTTCATAAACATTATCAAATCTTATATATACTTCAATATAATCTGTTCTATCACCTTCGGGAATAGTTACAGAGCCTGTATCTTGACCAGAGCTATTAGATACATAACCTCTTCCGTATGTTGTCTTATTATTACCATACTTACAAACACTTCTAAATGTACCATCACTAACTGTAAATGTAGCATCAGGAAGTTTATATATTTTAGCTTTACAAATACAAGTAGCACCAACTAATTCTCTCAACGATGAGAAATCAACAAAACCACTAGAACCACTTTTAATACTTTCCATATTAATTTGTCTAGGATAATATTTAAAACTAATAGCACCCGGAGGAGATATAAAAATTATTTTTGTATTATCATATAAAGTTGCATTACGAGTATATGCTAAAAAAGGTACAATAGTAACATCTTTATCATTACCTACATCAAAAGTTATTTCTCTACTTGCATATATAAAATCTGTTGGTTTTTCGCAATTACCAACATAATAATTTTTATAAATCTTATCAGTATTATTATATGGTGAATCATAACAAATTTGAATCCAAAAAGACCAAGCTAAATACAAATCGGTAATTATATCTTCCATAGTAACATTTGTATTATCATCCACATTTGTATTCTTATATAGAACACAATTAAATTTAGGAGTTGAAGAATAATAAACTTCAACATTAAATAATGTAGGAATAGAAGATTGGAACATATTACTTATTGCTTTGCTATTATAGTTTCTAAAATCACCTAATCTATAAGGAGAATTAGCACCACCTTTTGGAAAATGTTTTCCTGAAGCATATACAGTATGCGAATTAGTACTTGCATCTTTATCAATACCTCTAACTCCATATACATTATCGATATAAAGTTCTTTACATGCTTCAATAGCAAAACCTTCTCCACCATAATTATAACGTAAGTTCTTATAAGTATCCATAGGTATATTCATACCACAACGAACAACACAAATATATTTATTATATGAAGATGTTACTATTTCATCAGAGTCTTCTCTAATAGGATATTCTTTAAATTCACCTTTACAACTAATAGGTTTATACTTACTCCATATATTTATATTTTCACTCTTACAAAGAGTAGCAAGGTCATTGCTACTCTCTCCAAGAGCTTGTTTAACATCATCAATGCTAACAGGAGCACTAATAATTCCACTATCACTATTGTAAGACATAATCTTTATTTTTTTTATATTCAACTTCAGTTCCTTATTCTGTTACAATTTCTTTAGTAACAACTCGCTCTACTGTTACATTGAACACTTTCGCAAGTCATAACATAAATCGTTCCATACGCTTAATCTTTAGAACTTAAAACACTAGGCAAGGCAGCTCTATAAGAGCCACCCTGCGTTAATACTCACGATACTTACTCTGCTGCCTCGCTTGCCATATTAGCGGCGATAGCGGAATTAACCTCCTTAATCAATGCTGATACCTCACTGAGCTTGCTCTGCGGAACACCGCTGATGTTGTAGGTCAGCTCGCTGCCGTTGGAGCTGGCGTTCGCATTGCCGAGATAATTACCATTTGGATCACCATAGATACTCATATTGATGCTCTCAATGTTGCCACCCGTCTTGTCAACATTGTAGGTGATTTCTACTCGATAGCCGCCCTTGGTATAAGTGGCAGTTGTCTGTTCACTCTTCTTGTTAATCTTTAAATTCTCCATTTTCTAATCTAATTTAATGAATTAATATTCTTGTTATCTAATCTCTTCTTGTTGCAGTCTTTCTTATCTCCACTCAATCGCTGAACCTCTGATTCGAGGAAGACCACCCGAGCCTTCAACCTGCTGACCTCATCGCCCACCTGCTCGATAGCACCAAATGCCGTTGCAATCAGCTTCGGAGACCAGTAGTTTATCTTGTAGTAGCCCTTCTCGTCCGTCTCCACGATGTCCTTTAAGTGAGGGTTGCACAAGACGTGTTGGGCAATCCAACCGATAGACCTTGTATTGTCCTTCTTCCAAGCAAAGCCATAAGTGCCACCCATCGCCTTGATGATACCCAAGTAGTCCAGCTTCCGCAAATCCTGCTTCAAGCGGATGTCAGAAGATTGATAAGCTGTAACTCCACCTTTAGCAAGACAATTACCACCGATAGTAGTATTACCACCGATAGTAGTAGTACCAGCAACATTAATGTTACTAAAATGAGCATTACCGCTTTGATATATATACCAATAATTAGAACCATTATGACTACATATATCTTGAACTTTCACCCAATTACTATTATTAGCATTACCTAAATATAAATCACCACCACTACCTCCAATTCTAGCTCCACTATCAGGAGTTATGGTTGTAATACCTGGAAATTTAAGTGTACCATTACTTCTTTTATTAGAATAATAATTAAATACAGTTCCATCGGCTATACCTAAATATATAGCATTAGCAACAGTATCATATTTAAGACCAGCCCAATCACTATACTTCCAGTCGACTGCTCCAAAACGAATAGCAGCACCAGTATTAAATACTACTTGGTCTTTTATAGCTGATATACGAGCATTAGCATTTACATTATTATTTAATATTATAGCTCCGTTTTCAGAATCACTATTGTTTATATATATAGTTCCATTAACATTACCAGTACCATCAAAACTTTGACCCCAAATAGTTCTTGCTGTTGCAAGTTTGGTTGCAGAAGCTACATTATCAGAAATTAACGCTAATGTACCATTATGCGATGGCAAATAAACTGAATTTCCATAATTACCAGTAGTTTGTAATCTAGTAGAAAAATCATGTTTACCGCTATTATCATTATGAAAGTCAATATATTTACCTACTTCCATTACTCCATCGTTTTCTATACTAGGTATATGTCCATAGGGTGCAACATTACTGCCATTAACTTGATAACCATCAACAGTATCAGCATTGCCAGCACTACTAGCATAATTAACACTAATATTTGAAATACTTTTGGTAGTTCCACCAACTGTTATACTAATTCCCTTATCAGAATTAGATAGAGCAGTAAGAAGTCCATTAGCATGATAACCGTCTAATTTATCAGCATTACCTCCATTTGCAGGAAGAGTAGTAGGTATTTGACTAGTTAAAGCTAAAGTACCTGTAGCTCTAGGAACAGTTATATCGTGTGCTATAGTTTCTGCACTAGAATTTGTATTATACCATCTAAAATGAATTTGCTCATTTGAAGCATCATCACCTACCGCTATTTCTAAAGTTCCACTATTAGCAGAAGTTTCTAAATGTCTAATCCATCCACTATCATTATTTGAATTACCATTATATGGGTCAGCAAATGCTATACCGTTAGAATAAAGAATTGTTCCACGGCATGAAGTATTATATGCTAATCCGCTAGGCATACCTGCTACAAGAGTAAGTCTATTATTATTACCTCCAGCAGTACCGACACCTTGAATCCAAATACGCTTGTTATTCATAACAAGTTGTTTATCAAGGTTTATGTTTGTATTATCAAACCATAGTTTAGCAACTTTAGTTTCGTCACTATTATATATTGCTATACCACTTACATTGACATTATTGGCAGATTTAATACAAAACGTACCACCAATATTGTGGTCTCCAATATAAGCGTCATCTCCTACTAAATACCAAGTATTATTAGCAAATTTAGGATAACGACTATCACTAAGTCTACTATCATTAATAGTAACATAATTTGCTAAACTTTGATGAGAAGTAAGATAAGTTCCTAAATCTACAGCAGTTCCACCAGTAGCTGCAATAGTTTTAGTAACACCGTTAATCTTAACACTATGTGTATGACTAGTTGCCGACTTACCACTAAGAAGTGAATCTACACTACTTTTGGTATAATAGTTAGCAAGACTTTGGTGAGAAGTTAAAAATGTAGCACCTTTAGTAAATGTAATACCCTTTCCGCTTTTAGATACAGACGTGATAGCATTACCGCTTCCACTTGTTGTTATTGCATTTACATAACCATCGAGCGATTGGTGTGCGGTAAGGTAATTTCCCTTTGGCTGATACAAGCTGGCAGCGTCAGTCCTAGTAAGGTAGCTCGCAAGGCTCTGATGCGAAGTCAAAAACGTTGTTCCCTTTGTCACGATGATAGTCGTTCCGCTCTTACTGATGGCTGTCACTGCGTTTCCACTACCGCTAACGCTAACGTTCATAGCCGAGCCTCCTTCTAGGCTAGAGATACGAGAATCAAGAGCCTTGATGGAGTAGGCAGAAGCTATCTCAGACAGCGATTCTGATGTAAGCTTCAAGGCACTTGAATAACTCTTCACACTGCCGTTTAAGCCGCCACCACCGCCCGTGGTAGATGCTCCTGCTCCGTATGCCGTGATACCGCCTGTGGCATAGAGATTACCATCAATCTTGATAGCCTTGTTTGTGGAATCATACGTGAGCTTAATGCCATGGAAGGAGATTGCGCCCTCGAAGGTAGCATCGCCCGATACACCAAGTTTAGAGAATGGTGCGTTTGGCTTCAAAGACACAAGGTCGGCAACGCTCGTTCCTGCACTTCCTGCCTTCCAAGTCGGCTCGAAGAAGATGAGGTATGCGCCAAGATTCTTTTCGCTGATGATAAACGATGTCGGGTCTGCGTGAACCTTTCCGCTCACATCCCACCAGATAGCACCATTGGCAAGATAGCCAGAGCCATCGAAGCGGATGAGGGAGGTTGCAGGGGTAAGATTTCCGCTATTATAGTCCTTATCCACCATCTGACCGCCCCACCATGTTGCGATACTCTTCTTTCCTCTATTTGGGTCTATTGCTCCGTTGATACCGCTCTGAACGTTTCCGTCTCCGTCTCTCAGCGCAAGGAGCGTTGTCATTACAAGACCACCGTCAATATCTGTAGTCTGACCGAGCGCATCCTTGAGATACTTGTAACCTGCGAGGTCTGTGATATTCTGCTTCAAGTCACCATATATCTTCCTAGTGATATATGCGTTTGCCAAACCCAGCTTGTCATAGAAGGCAGAATATGCGCTTTGGAAGTTGGTGAACTTCGTTCCCACGGCTGAGACGATAGCAGCCTTGCCGTCGGTATCAGTCTCATTGTATCTTTTAGATATATCTGAAAGAAACTTGATGAGTTCCGTTTTGGCACTCGTGAGGGTAGCAAAAGCGGTGTTGAGGTCAGTGAGTTCCTTGGTGTCCTTCAGTACCTCTGCATCCTTCACCTCATTATACGACTTCTGTGCAGCCGCAAAATCATCCTCAAGTCGCTTAGAATCCTGCGCCATTGCCGCAATCTCGGAAGGCTCTAGGTAGCCATCGGTAACATAATTATCGAATTCCTTCTTATTATCAGTGACCGTCTTTCCGAGGTTCTTAATGTCCGTCTGTGCGGTCAGTGCCGCCTTCTGAGCATCTTCTGCTGCCTTTTTGGCTGCGTTGGCAACGGTATCATCGGTGTATTTAGATGCTTTAATCCAATCACCGATGGCGAACTGAGAACCTGCTGCCTTGTTGGTCTGACAGCGCAATACCTCATTCTTGTAGGTAGTGCCGTCAGAAGGATAAGTGGCATTAACCCATATATCGCCAACCTGATAAGGTGTCGTAGGCTGAACGCTAAACACCTTCATTTTCCCGTTTGCGGTCTCCTGTGCCATTCTTGCATCGGAAAGGGCTTTGGCGATGTCGGTATCTGTAATGATAGTCCACTTATAGGTGTTGCTATCCTTGGCAAAGCGGTATGCCTTGCCCGTCTTGTTGTCGTAGTAAAGGTCGCCAAGATGGATTTCTTTATCCTTATCGGTCTTCCAACTGATGGCTGGGGCATTCTCCAAGGTAGGCACACCATCATAGAACCACGTTTCGATAGCACCATCCACCTGATTCTGCAATTCGGCAATCTTATTGAAATACTGAGACAATTCCTTGCCATCCACAGTGGATTTAGCGGAAATCTTACCCTTAACAGACAATTGCTTAGTGCTGCTATCATATCTGATATAAGAGCTGCCCTCATAGCCATTCTCCTTTGTAGGTCTATCACCTACATACATATCACCATAGACGTTGAAGAATGCCTTATTATTCTGCTTATTCACACCATATTCCACGTACTCCCTATTGGCAAAGGAATAGCTGTTGATGCCGTGATAGAGGCTGATGGATGGCGAATAGGTATCTACCGCCGAGAAGATAAGGCAGTTCTGACGTTCTACATCGGTTCTATTACCGCACTGATTGAGCACATCACCTTTAGCAGGTACGTCGCTTGCCGTAGCGCAATCGGTATCAGAGAGGTCGATATAATGATATTTCTTTCCTTCCAGCTCTACAGGGTCTTCATCACGACCGATTACCAATCGCCAATAGAAGTGATTGCCATCCTTGTGATAAGTGCCCTTTCGGACGTTGAATGATTCCGAGCGCACTTGGTCGCCAATAGCGAAATCATTATCCACGGCATCGCCTTCCTGCTCTGCTAAGAAATAGCAACGATAAGCCTTCTGTGACACATTATTATATGTCACAGTAACCTCTTCTACCTTATGAGCCACCACGCCACCAGCAGGAGAGATTATCTCCTTACCGCCAATGGTGGATGTTTTATTGATGACCAGCTCCTCGAAGATAGCCTTCATTCTTACCTCCAAGTAATCTGTGATGAGGTGCGAACGACCTTCTGCATCGGGAGTCCACGAGCCTCCGTTCTCATTGTTGGAGTTACCGACATGCAACCCACTAAAGAACTTCTGCACCTTTTCCCAAGTGATTGTGCCCTTTACGGTGTCGTCCTTTGTCTTGTTTAATCTTTGTTCATCAACAGCTTTTGCTGAAAATACATTATAATCCGTAGGAGTTATGCTATCATAACTCTTAATGATGTAAATCGACCTTCCGCTTCCGCCATTACCATTAAGATAACTCTGTCCATTATAGACAAGTTCCTCTATCTTTGACTCCATTGCATTGAGGCGGGAATACGAAGGCTTTTCTCCAACATAATACTTCGCACCATCAAAAGGAATATCAAGGCTGAATTCATATCCAATAACTCTTGAAGACCTATAACTGTCATCATAACCTTTATTGTAAAGGTTAACCCTGTCTCCTACCCCATGCAAGTTGCCACGACCTTGATTGAATGAATAATTAGCCTCAGCGGTACATGTATATGTCGTAGGGTCTATTATTGACTTCTTCAAATTCTTAATAGAATCCGTCAGCAACTCATTGGAAGCAGCAGATACCAAAGCATCGCCCAATTTGGTAGAATCCCAATTATAGAGAACAAAAGTATCTCCGTCCTTTGGATGCAAAGTTGTGTCCGGCAAAAAACGACCATAATCCTCATTAGCAACAATCTCAAATACCTGCGACTTAGGATTTATCTGTTCTTTTCCATCTTTCAATATCGGATTACCATCATCGTCCTTAAGTATTTCAGAAACTCCATCTGGATTAAACTCACATTCGAAGTCCATACCATTAAGAGAACCGCTTTGGAATACTATATGTAAGTTCTTGCCACTAAGAATATACGCCTTTCGGAAAGCCATATCACCTGTTTTTTCGCCATCATCATTGACAATAGTAAGCGAATTTACACGATAGAAAGTCCGTTTGATGTAATCACCCTCTTCGGGTGTACTTTCATCCTCTACATCTTTTTCGTATGATGTCACATTAGACGTTTTGATAAGATTTCTTGGATAAATATCATCATTTGTTGTTACTCCCTCTACGTACTGGTCTTCATGGAGTCCACCGACTTGTATATATCCGTTTTTCAGCTCAAAGCCATTCTCTGCTAACAATTGCTTGTTTTTGTCAGAGCATTCTGCTGAAGTAGGAAGCATAAGACGTTTTTCTACGACACCATCTTTTGTTATGTCCGCATCGGCATCATTCTTATATCCACTAGGCAAGTTCCTTGCAGCTCCAAAAGCATATACCCTGTTTGCATAAGTGGACTGGCTTTGTGAACTTGACATAGAAACGATGTTGTCGTTTAGTCTGAAATCAACAATCGCATTTGTATTCTCGCAAGTACCAAAATGTAGAATATTGCCTTCAAACCACCATTCACATTCAAACGTCTGAGCAATATTTGCAATAGCATCCAACACACTTGTGTTTGAGTAGGTTATAAGCTTTGCAGCATTTGCATCTACGCTCGCATCAATAACATAAGTATAGTCCGTTCCTTCGCCTTCAAATTTAGGGTCGTAAAGATAAGACTTGTCTAACTTCGCATAATAAGCTAGACTTTTCATAATCACCTCTACATGGGTACTTATTTTTGAAGTAAGAGAGAAAGTCGCTTCTTGTGAACCTGTATTCGGGCGATACTTCAATATTTTGTTCTTGAACTTACGATAATATGCATCAAATTGGATTTCATAGGAATATCCAATAGTATCATTATCTTTGGCCTTAGTTAAATCTATTAGCTCAAATCGTCCATATGGTGTATCTATAAAATCACCAAGCAAGAAATATGTAGGCTTATAAAGCTTAAAGGAAAGCTTACAATAGTGAGACTGCATTAATTCATAGTGAACCAATGCATCCTGTGTTACGGGAACAGAACATCTTACATGTATGTTTCCGTCATTATCGTAATACTTTATATCAATATTCTTGTAAGTTTTCATAACTGTTCTATATCTTCAAATTCTTTCAACGTGAACATATCAATATCCGCATCAGTCAAGGCTCCCCTGTTCGTTGGATTATATTCTATGAACTTCAAACTCTTCTTGCCTATAACCCCTCCTTTTCCTCTTGAATAGGTAGGAGACTTCCTCGCACAAAACAAACGATAGACATCATCCTTTGATCGAGGAACTTGTATCGTAACAAAACCATTATCCATAAGTGCATCAAAGGCTTTTACCCTATTATTGTAATCGTTATGGTCTTTACCGACTATAACGAACTCCAAGGTAATGCTTCTTTCTGCCTTTTTGGGACGGATAGGAACAACCCTAGTTCCGTGCTCAGTCCTTACTTCATTGGTTATATAACTTTTATTGTCTGCGTCAGCTTCCAACGCATCCAAAAAGCCATACCCCATCTTGACCCGATAGGTATTCCAAGCATCTTTTCCGTTTATGATAAGTTCATTCGTGTTCATGCCAACAAAGTTAAAAACAAAATGAGGAATAATATTATATTATTATCACAATGCTTTCACTTAAAATTTAAGTGCAAAAAGGGCGCAAATCCTAAAAGGAAATGCGCCCAAAAACAATAAGCATTTAAAATTATGAAGTTGTGTTTTCGTTTCCCTTTACCTTTGCAGCTAACGCTACTTTATCTTCTGCATCCTTGCGTATCTTTTCAATTTCTTCAGCAGGAGCGTCAGTTAAAGCCAGCATTTGTACAGCAGTCTCTAAAGAAAGTACGCCTTGATTATATAGTTCCGCTATTACTTTCCACTTATCCTTTTTGTCATCCTCGAAAGGTTCGGCAAAATCGAATTCGACCTCCAACTTATCCAACTTGCTTCTCATCTCAGGATATAGTTCCTTCATTACGGCTATAATCACATGCGATAATCTACCGACAAGTTCTTCATAGATTTCCATTCGGTTCGCTCGCTTGATGTAGCCCAATACCAACGCTCGTTTTATGCCGACACTAGTAAGCGTGCTCATAGCTTTCATCAGTTCCGGTGACATATCCGGTGTAAACGTATCAAACAAGATAGACTGAGCCAAGTCTTCTTTCTCTGCCTTGCGGATTTCGGAATTTTGAGGCGGGTTGATATATTCAAACCTAGAGTTCTTGCCTGTAAGTTGTATGAGTTTACCTGGCTTGTTCCGCTTAGGGATTGATTGTATCACGTCAGCAGTAGCAGCGGCAATAGGGTCAGCAAAGTAGTTGTTAGCATCTCCAATCTTGGAATCAAGCATTTCTTCACGTTCCATTCTCGGTTCTGCTCCTTCCCATGCCTTTGGCTGACGAAAATAAATGCCATTAATTTTTCCTGTCGGATTAGGATACTTATACACTTTCCACCCAAAGCCACCACGTTCACAATGATAGTTAAAAACGGATGTCAATATATCCCAACATTCGATAGTCTTTGATTCTCGCTTTAAGGAATAGCCTACAGCAAAAGCAAGCATGTTTCCGTACTGGTCAAACAACTCTCTCATCTTATGTCCCTTTGAGCGAGCTGCAACATACACATCAACATGCATTTTTCCGTTTTTTTGCGAGAAATTAAAAACAAAACCGCTTTCGGTTTCTGCTCCGGCAAGTCGTTTACATTGACGTAGCTTGGTATTGAAGTATATATCCTTCAAGTATTTTTTATATAGTTCAAAGGCTTCATCGTCACCTTCAGTCTTCTTCCACATAACCGGATTGCCTAACAAGAAGAACAATTCTACCTCATTGATGTATCTTTGTCTTGTTCTTGCCAACTTCTCCGTCCTGTATGGCTTTTCTCCCTTTACCCATTTATCTTCACGGCTCATCACCTTATGGGTTTGTGGATTATATTCCGAAATGGCATTATCCACATCGAAATCATGTTGTTCCATCATGTTTACGACAGAATCAACATCGTTATCGTCCAAACGTTCGAAGATGCTTCTCTCCACACCCAATGCGTTGAGCGTGAGGTTTCGAAAATATGTCTTTATCTGAATAATTGAATCTACAAACATCCTTATAACTTTTTGAAGCAAAGGTAATAATAAACATGGTTTCTACATACTTTAATTTACGTATGCCTTTCACTTAGTTTTTAAGTGAATAAAAAAGACTATTTACTAAAGAATTTATCTTTATTTAGTAAACAATCTTTTTTATTTACACTTAACTTTTATCTACTCTTATAGAATACTTACACTAACAATCTAATAATTAAACACTTGTATTTTTATTACAAAAGTAATTATATTTGTCATTTAGTACACTCCTAAGTCTGATTTAGAAGCTTTTCTTGGCTTCATCACTTTACCGAGCAATACGGCAAGAATATAATACCTAGCAGCATCTATCAAATGGTTATCATGGTCTTCGGGAACATTGATATAATTGCCATCCTTGTCCTTTGCCCACACATATTTGCGGAACTCGCTCTGCAAATGGACTGATTGCCTAGTCGCAAAGATTTCGAATGTCTGCATCTTGTCAATACCAGCCAATATAGAACCAGCACCCTTTTGTGCTCCATATATAACTATTCCACCAAGAGCTACCTCATCTATAAGTCTAGGGTCAGCACTATCCGCATACACAAACAAGCCTTCGTCCGCATAAGGGCGCAAGAATCTTATGATGTCGCTAGATAACATTTCCGTTCTATAGCAAAGTTCCTCTATGTATAGGCGATTGTCTACGATACCGCACTTTACAATTGCCGTATAATCTTTTGAATATCCCCAGTCTACACCGATGGCTACTTTCCTTGCATTGCTAGGGAACTTATCAACGATGCCTACATGCTTGAATATTGCGCCCTCTGATACATCCGACCATCTACCAATCATTATATGCGCATATTTCTCCGGCTCATTCTCCTTCATCTCTAACACCTCGTTAAGGAACTCCGGTGAAAGATGCTTTATATTATCAAGATAGGTCGTATGTATATGAAGTACTCTAGGGTCTGTACTGATCTGAACGGGAACGCCATCAAAATACACCTCTTTATGAGTCTTTTCGATGAAACGCTTATATACCCAATGATTTGAATCACAAGGGTTCATAATGATTATTACTCGGTTGTGCAAGCCTTTCTGACGGATTGAAAGCATGATACGCTCAAAATCCTCCTCACTCGTCCATTCCTCAGCCTCATCAACGACAAACGTAGTCACACCATGAATAGACTTTAACTTCGCAGTCTGATTACCGCTAGCCGTATGAATACCACGGAACATGATTTCAGCTCCCGTCATTTTGTTGACTATATCCGTCTTCGTGTTCTTGAAATAATCCTGTGTGCCATCTATCTCTATTTTCTCTTTAACCTCTGGAATTACGGAAATAGCGGCACTCACCATTGTATAACGTGTATAAAGAATCTTATGTGCTATCTTTCTTTCTGCATTGTATTCAAAAGTAAGTCTTTCGATAAACTGAGAAGCAGAGAAACTTTTTCCTGACGCACGGCTTCCTGTTATAAGGTAAATGAAATGCGTCTTGTCGTTATACAACGGATAATAAACGGAATGTGTTTTTGCCATTATTCACCCTCCTCTTGTTCTTCTGCTTCTTGCTCAATCTCTCTTTCTATCCACTTATTGACGGATATACCTTTCTTAGGGTCAAAAGGAATGCCCTTTTCCTCTTCATCCTTCTTACCTCTCTGTATCTCTCTCCAAGTCATATCGTAATGGAATAGCCAAGTTGAAAGAGCTTGTACGTTAGGTGGGGTCTCCTGCTCGGTTTCTCTAGTTTCCACTACTATATCATCTGTCATAACTCCATCTACAACCATATGTCTCTTGGTGGTTGTCTTGCCCTTTACCTTGACACCTCCAAGGGCGCATTTAAGGAATCTACCACGCACGATTGCATTAATAAACTCTCTGCCACGCACGAGGGATTGAGTTATCCTTTCGCCTCTTTCCGCATTTTCGTCTTCATTCCAATTCTCGTATTTTCCGTTTTTCATTCGGTTGAAGACCTGTGGATTTAGGTCAACCCCAAACTTCAAACCAAGGGCGTAGGCAATTTCAGAATCCTTCTGACCTTGCTTTGCAAGCTGTTCTATCTCATCGTAGAAAGCATCGCCATTGTAATCAAATTTCGGTTTTGCCATTTTCTTGTATTTATTATTGTTTCGCTATATATTGGGCAGATGGGATTTATACCTTGCCTCTAATTTTGTTATACATATAGAAAGGAACGGCTAGTAAGAACATCGGTATTGCCAATACCATAGTTATAGCCAAGTTCGCAATCTTCATTAATCTTTTTCCGTTTGCCTTCATAGTCTTTCGATATTTATGAGTTAACCAATTGCCCTACCTTGTTTATCAAAGGGATAAAAAGACACGACACCCATATACCAAACGCTTTCTTTCTCCTTTTTCCAAGAAACAGAGAAACAAACATAAAGGGAATAATCATAAGCATTGTTATTGCCGCTATTATGTACCCTAGTAATATTCTTATAATCTTTTTCATTGCTTATTCGTTTATATTCGTTTTGCTACTTTCATAAGCATTTCTCCCTTTATTACCTTATCGGTTTCGATAAAGCCAAAGGTGCTCATAAAGCGTTCCTTGTTCTCGATGTTATCAAAGGATAGCATGACGTAAGACTCGGCTTCTAATGCCTTTTCCGCTGCCTTGGTGTTTACTTCTTTCTTCACCTGCTGCATACGTTCCTTATTCGCTTGGTATTGAGCCTCTTGCTGCTGATTGGCTATAATTTGATTTTGTTCTATCTGTCGTCTCTGCTCTTCTTGCACTTCCTTTGGTGCTTGTACTTTTCTGTTTTCGCTTTCTTGGGCAAATGGGTCTAGTAAGGAATTAAGTTCTTTACCTAACTCATCTTCGCCTTCAGTCTTTACCATTGCATCATAGCCGAACAGGGATAAGTCTTCTTCCGTTAATCCGGCATCCATATAGTTTATGTCCGGAATTAACTCACGGACTTTCATGTCATCCCATTCTCCATGAGCATTCTCGGAATTAAGCATGAAATTCAGTTCAACTTCGGTCTTGTAATCCATATTTACAGCCTCAGCCAAAAGAGTATAATCCTTTTCGGGATAGCCCATAATCTCATCCACGATGGTTACTTTTTGGTTGCCGCCTACGATGGTCATTGTTTGCTTATTGACGGTTATACCACCAACAACGCCATATTTTCTTATGGAACGTTTCAATGTAGCTTTCTGCTGCGGTGAAATCTTCCTTGGATTATATGGTGCTATTTGCACTTCGGAGCGTTTGAACTCTTCTTGCTTGCCTGTGAAATAATCTCTTGGTTTCGTCATCTTATCAACTCATTGTTTCTTGCAAAGGTATGAATAATAATTGTTTAAGAGAAATGTTTACTTGCGTGTCTTTTCACTTTGTCTTTTAAGTGAAATAACATATCGCCGCAATATATTAATTGGCTTGCATTTTGGTTAATTTTGCACTAAAAAAGATATGGGAGACGTTGGTAATAATGGGGCATATGCTAGGCTGAGAGCACAAGCTACCTCTATGCGGAGAAAAGCCGAGTCGGTTGGTAACAAGCTACAAGCTATAGCTGAAGGTATAGCTAAGAAGTATGGAGCAAGGGTCACTCCTATCAATTACAAGAGTGTTGACTCCATTGTACGCAAGGCTAAGGGCGAAGCTAATGGTATCAAAGACATTAAGGACTCGTACAGAACAACCATCATCGCAGATAAAGGGTCAATACCGAAAATAATAAAAGACCTTAAAGGCAAATACAAGGGCTTTGAGTTCGTTAGACTCAAGGAACAGAAACTGGATACTGGCTATTCAGGAAACATCATCAATATCCGGAACAAGAAAACCGGACTTATTGGTGAAATACAAGTTAACACCGCCAAGATGATTTACGCCAAAGAGAATTACTCGATAGCCTACAAGCTGTTGGGTGGGAAGACCATGCGAGAAATCTATAAAGAGACCAAGAAACCATCCGGTTGGGGACATGCATTATATGAGCAAAGTAGAACCGCCAAGAGTAACGGAGGTAAGAAGCAAAGGTCAGTATCTATGCAACAAGCTTACTATGCAACATTTCAATAATTAATATATTTAAATTTCAAGTAATAAACATTAATTTGTTTGCAAGTTTAATATATTTTTTATATCTTTGCATTGTAATAAGGAGATAAAGACTATGAACAATAAAGATAAGAACAAAATCAGCCACCTCCTTAAAAACGGAGAGTCGGTTTATGTTTACTATTGGGAGGATGACATCGTTGTCCGTTATCAATATGTAAATAAAGAACTTATGTGTTACCCTAAAGGTAAAGGACGTAAGCCAAAGGAGTTTAAGTTTAATGAAAACACCTATGCACAAGATGCTCTTGAGTTAGGTGAGCTAATAACGAAAGAAGAATATGAAAGATTCTGAAATGATAGAATTGTGCCTTGGTATCGCTTGCAAGGCGCACAAAGGACAGATTGATAAGGTTGGATTGCCTGTTATATTGCACCCTATCCATGTAGGAGAAATGGGTAATAGTACCGAAGAGATTTGTGTCGGATTTCTCCATGATACGATTGAAGATACGGATATGACCTACGACAAGCTGTTATCACTAGGTGTTAGAAAAGACATTGCCGATAGTGTATGTGTCCTAACCCACAAGAAAGGTGTTCCGTATTTTGACTACATACAATCAATCATTGATTCAAAAGATATGGTTGCAATACAAGTCAAAATCAACGACCTGGATCACAACCTATCGAGAGCTAAAAAGTACGGATTTCAAAAGCAATATGAAAAATGTACTACGGCATTGTCAATGATGGGAAGGTTCTTCCCACATGAAGAGGGACAATACTACCCATCGTTCGAATATATTCCTTAAGATGTACGCTTACGTGTTAAATTCCATCCGTATTTCTTTGCGTATTCTTTCATAACTTGATATTGCGCACCAACATTACCTCTATCATTAGCTTCCGTGACACGTTTCTGTATTTCGTTTGCTTCACGATTATAACTAGACACATCACTTGCACTAGGGACTTTTCCTCCTTTCGTAAAACTAGAACGCTTTCTGTTTAAAGCTAGCACTTTCTCGTTTATTCGATTTCGTATTCCGCTCTTTGAAAGATACTCTGTCTGTTTTTGCTGAAGGGTTCGTCTCCATTGCGAATTTTTCTTACCAAAAACATCCCATGCATCCGATTCTGAAAGTCCCCACCCTTTACTTGGTCTCTTCAAAGAATACGTATAATTCTTTGTAACTGCTCGAATCTCGGAAGCGTTATGTGCTATAGTTGTAAAAATGTCAGCTCCAGACAAAATTGTGCCAACTCTTCCAGCTATAGTATCTCCAATACCTCTATTAGGATGGTTGTGAGTAATGATGGCATCTTTGTAGTTATAGCCAAAAGGTAATTGCGTACTATGTGCCTTTCCTGTTTGGGAATGCGCTATTTCTTTTCCGTCCTTATTAAAGGCATAAATACGTTCCGTCTTTAGCTTTCTAATCTTAGCTTCAGTGTCAGACAAAGCCGCATCCAACCCACGGCTATGTCCGGCATTGATTTGCCTATCCGCTCTTTCGCCTCGTTGAGGTCTGCCTCTATATCCTCTATCTGCCATATATAAATCTCCTTTTTTATTTGCAAAGATACAAAATTTGCAAGGGAGTACCTACATATCAAAGGTTTACAACTTCACTTATCTATATTGTGCAATCATTCTTTATCTTTGTTGTATTTAACCTCAAAACCAATCATCGTTTGTTTCACAAAAACAGCCTTGCAAGCCAATAGCTTACCACTTTTGGATAATTCTTTATTCTTGTACCTAATATCATACTTGCCCATATGATAATCGTAGCAAGCATCAATACAGCTCTCTACAAGCTCCTTCTCTGCTTCGAAATATGGCATTTCCTTCTTGCTCACTTTCGCAAGCCACCCACCACCTTGTATTAGGTCGAATATTCTTGAATACCCATCACGCAAGCCATTGCAATATGCGGCATAAAACTGCACTTTCTGAAGAGGAACTTTTGTACCTTGTTCCAACAACTTGACAGCCAACGCCCTAGCCTCATCATCTTGGCTCTGCTCTAGTATCTTCATTGCATGGTTTACAACTCTTCTTTCCTGTTCCGTCATGTTATTTAGAATTTAAGTTTTTCAGAAAGTTCAATCTGCCTTCTACTTGTGTAAATGTGTCATCCAATTCATCGTCACTCATAGAGGAATAGAAAGTATAACTGCATGGACGCATAGTAAATCCATCAATCAAGAAGACAGAGAACCACATAATTCGCTTTACACTACATTGTTTCAGATTAACTTCTAATGCTCCTTGCTCTACTTTTACGACAATATTATTAGTTGATTTAATGCTTAACGCCTTACCTAAAACATCATTATATACTTCATTCATTACTCTTCTCTTTAAATCCTACATATCTCTTCATTTCACCATAAGCTCTCTTCATAGCCTCAGCCGGAGAAAGATTATACTTTTTCTCAATATCGCTTGTTATATCCGCAAGATGCTTTCCAAACAACTCTTCAATATAAGAGTCATCTTTCATCCGCTGAATACCCCTTGCATATATCTTAGCCTTATCCATGCCCCATTCCAATCCCATTTCGTGAATAAAGTCATCCAATTGCATAAAGCTTTTCTTTCCGAAGTTTCGGAATTTTATCATATCGAGCTTGGAATATTGTACCAAGTCTCCAATAGTATCTATATCGGCTGCCTTTGTCACATTAAGGACACGAACTGGTAAATTACAATTAACTAATCTGATGGAGAACAATGAAGTGGGAACATCTTCAGGTTGTTCTTCTTCTTTTTCACCCTCTTGCATAATAAACTGCATTTTTACATTCTTAATTTCCTCTTTCAATGAATTGTTCTCCAGCTTCAAGTCTACAAGTTCTTCAATCGCATAGTTGAACTTCCGGATAGCCTTAATAACAATCTGGCGCACCCTTTCTCTTGAAAGTTCAAAATTGTCGGCTATATCACTAATTCGGTCTCCATTGAAAAATGCTTGCATAATCTTTTTCTCTCGTAATCCGTATTGTGCCGTTAACTCCAATAACATACAAAGTGAACTACCTATTTTGTCATAGCTGAAAGAAGAAACGTTCAACGCATCATGCATTAACATTTGTATCTTAGTATTTACCTTGCGCTCACTTGCCAACAACTCTTTCTGCTCTCTATCAAGTAAATCCTCTGAGACAGATAACATCTTGTATTTCTCGGAATACTTCTTAACATCATCGGCATTCACCCAAAAGCGTTTACTGCTTTTATCATTGTAGCCTCCAAGCAAGCCCTTGTTTACCCAGTTCGTAATCGTCTGAGGGTCTACACCTAAATAAGCAGCGGCATCATTTCTTGTCATTCTCTCCATACGAAGCCCTTTCTTTTATTTTTTGTTCTTAAAATATTCACCATAGGCATTAACCAAATCTTTTTCAGTAATACCTCTTCTCAAACAATCATTAGCGAAATCTACTCGTACATTATCATTCCTTTGAACTTTATTGTATCGTTCTGAATACTCTTCAATTAAGTCCGCAACAACCATATACGCTTTAATTTGGGAGGTTTTAAGCATGTCAACACTAACAAAAGTCTTGCATATATTGATACCTCGCCTTTTGTCAATCTTTTGCAGATAAAGCCCCATACTTGTAGCAATAACCTTACTTGTATCATTCTTATAAATAAGTACCGTATAGCCTACTTCTCTTTCGATGTGAGCAAGCACCCTATTAATTGGCATGTTCTCTATTCCCAATGCTCGCTCGGCATATCTCCGCAAGAAATGAGGCGTATAACTGAACTGCTCTGCACTATTCTCTTCGTCCAACAAGGAAGTAGCACATACGTAATCGTTCGTTTCCTTGCAATAGATAAACATGTCAAAATAGAATTGTCTTATGTTCCCTCTATCTACAAACACGCATACTTTGTACTCGGTAGCGTCTTTCGTCTTGAAATCATAACACTGAGTTGTGTATCGTCCCATTCCCTTACGAAGCTCACGGATGAGTTTCTTTGCTTTTTCGATAGCAAACTTTTCTAGCATAGGCTTATCCTTCTTGAATATATCAAAGAGTTCACGCCCTGTCATTGAACCTATAATCATTCTCTACCCTCCTCTTTTTCGTTCAATTCGCTAGTAAAAGAACTTTTTAATCCATCGTATTGCTTTACCACCTGTTCCAAAGCCTTATTCTTCTCACGCAACTCATCACGCTCTAAGAGTAACTTTCTGTACTTCTCTAACTCATATCTAACTTCTTTCGAGTGAAGCCTCTGTAGCTGATTGTTGAGTTCATTAAGTCTGTAGCCTTGTTCACGTGTTTTCTTACGAAGATGACATAATTCTTCTTGCATTTTTGAATAATTCTTCAATACCCTAAGAGTTATTCGCTCTTCGGGTATATCCTTATTCACATCATTCTTTCTTGCCTTACTCATAACTAAAACTCCTTGTCCTTTAAAAATAAAACGCTTCCAACCAAACAACAAATACCTTTCCAGTCAAGCCTCTTCGCTTGTATTGTAGCCAAAGTATTTATAGGTTTATGTTTGAGAAGTCCATCTTCATCGCACAATAATATGTTATTATCATCAAGATGAACCAACTCGACATAACCACCAACTAAAGCCTGAGCCTCCTCTAGAGTAATCTTTACTCCATTCTTTGGCTGCACCTCTTTGACGATGCAGCCTACCTCGTATAACTTCATGCTCTATAAATTTAAATAAGACATCATATCTTGAACGGCATCCATATCTTTTTCGATACGGTCATCATACATGCTTTTAATACTCTTAGAAACCTCTAATATTGTAAAGCAGTAGTGTTTACCTTTAAAGTAAAAAGGTAACTCATTACAATTCGACTTGTTTGCCGTGAAATTATAAGGACTCCCATGATGAAAGTCAAACTCAAAAGAGCTGTTGTTATCCTTGCATCGCTCTACGACCTTACTTCTCCATTCTGCAATATGTGCTTGCATCTTTTTCTTATTGTTAGAAGCTTCTAACCATAAGGTAGATTGCGCAGCTTTCGAATGATAATAGTTTCCACTATCTAATATCTCCAGCTTAATGCAAAAAACTTGATTTACTGCAATCGGTTTTAATGCTTTTAATGCTTCATCCAAAGCAATAGCCAAAGCTCCACTCTTACAATTATTTGCCCTAAATTGGCTTATAACTTTATATGCAGTCTTCTTATCCATAATCTTAAAGTTTTAAATTTCAACACCAAAATTCTCTGCAAATATCTGAAGCATTGTCAGCTCCAAAATAACTTTCTTTGCCTCGTCTTCACTCATATCATAGCATACTGCAAAACGCTGACGTAACGTAGCACAATCCATATCGTGACGCTCATTTAAGAAAGCTATCATATTTCTTACTAATTCTTTGATATTCATTATCTTAGACAGTTTTTGCGGTGTGTCTCACCTTTTTTATTATTTATACTTTTCAATTGTATTAAAGACATTATCTAAAGCCTCATCGCAATATGCCGTACTAGTTACACATGCGCCTCTAGAAATCGCCTTGTAACAATCTCTAAGACCAAGCAAACCACCAATAAGCTTAGATGCATCATAGCAAGTAAACTTATTCAAGTCCAATGCATCAATAGCATTAATACCATTTTCTGTAATAACACCTTTAATATCATTGATGAACTTCTTCTGCTTTTCGGTAATCATCTTCATAACAATTGTGCTAGTTTTTAACGTGCTCGCTCTGCACTATCTTGCAAGAAACTTGTCTTGCGGCAAATCTTCAAGTACCTCTTAAAGACATTGCAAAGATACGAAATAATTTTCTAACATGCAAATGTTTTATGGTTTTTCTTTATTTATTTAACCTTTCTTTACTTATGATGTTTCTATATTGCATACATTAACAATAAAGGCAGACTTTCACAAGCCTGCCAATACATATAAAGAAGATAATACATTATTATATATAAATTAAAAAGAACATTATCTGTTGTCATACCTGTAGAGTATTACCCTACTTTGTGGAAATACCTTATATATACGTTCTAAGTCTTCGGGTGCATTATCCCTTAGCCATGCAAAACAATCCAAGTCCAAAGACAAACCGCCTGACGCATTCCCAACCTCTGCATTCTCCGAGCGCAATGCTCTGGAGTACATTATCGGCTTAGGCAGATGCCGATGTTTCATATATTGCAAGATTTGCTTTTGAGTAAAATCAGCAAGAGGATAACAATTTCCACCATGAATGTAATTTTCATCCTCATACGACTTCAACATAAGGCTTCGGTTCATCGAGTCTGCTTTCTTCATACCAAAGAATACGTATTCTATTCCGAAACGCTTTTTTAAGGCTTTTACTACCATAGAAAGATTAAGAACCTTTACTTTTGGATTCGGAACGCAATAAACTCCATAATGAAGATTGTATGTTGTATTCCAATGTGGTATCTGCTCGAACTCTATCTTCGGGTATCTAGCCTTCAGCCAGTTTATCCATCGTTGTATATGCTCTAAGTCTTTTACGAGATACATAAATACACATACTATGCGCTCAAACTTATCATATAATAAGTCCAATGTAACAATGGAGTCCTTGCCAAGAGACATCATAACGATACAATCCTTACTCTGTTCACTAGCCATATCAATTACCATATTGGCAACATCTATGGGATTCTTCCTCACTACAAGAGGCTTTACTCGCTTGCGTCCCATATTACAACAAACCTAAAATCTGACTTCCGGAAATACGCATAGAGTTAGCGGCTTCCATGTGCAACATATCACAGAAAATCTGCTTTTGTTCAAAACTTTCGAAATCAATGAATATGAAGTTATCAATATCTTCCTTTCTTTTCTTTCCGACATCAGTACAATGCTGTTTCTGATCCTTGACCTCTTCCTTTGTCATCTTTGGCTTAGCTGCGTGCTCGGCCACTATCTCTTCAGATGTTTTTTCGATGTTGGGTAATTCGGTCATTGGCGTTGGGGTCGTAACTGAAATTATAGGTTCATTCAAGAAATCCTCGCTAAAGTCATCCATGCCCGAATCCTTCAATGATGCTTCCAAATCATCTTGCAACATCTTGATTTGTTCAGTATCCTGTTCCGTGAAGCCAGCAGCCTTGAAGTCTATTTCATCTATGCTAAAGTTCTTGGCAACCAAGTTGTAATCTATCGGGTCTTGCGACTTCGCCATAAACAACAATTGCTCTTTCTCGGTCTTTTCGTCAAAATCAACGGCTTCTACCTTGATGTCATAATCAGTTTCGGGAGTACCATCATAACCTTGGATAAGGTCAACGCTCATCACTCGTTTATGCCCATCTATGAGATTTCCAGTTGTCTCATTCCATTGAATACCTCCAATGAGACCAACTTTCTTAATATTGGCTTTTTGCTGTTTGATGTCCGCATCGGTATGTACCTTCGGGTTGCAAGGGTTCAAGTTTATTTGAGACCTCTTGATTATCTTTGTTTCACTTCCTTTTTTCATTTCAGTTCCTCCTTGTTTTTATCAGCTTTCAACAGAACTATCCTTGCCATTGGGAATACCTTGTATATTTTCTCTAAATCTGCCGGATAAAACTCTTTAAGAAATTTCTGATACTCAATATCCTCAACATCAACTCCTGAACTTTGTTTATTCGTTCCATTTGCTTCTGGGTTCTTTAAACGATGGTCAAGAATATAATCCATTATTTCCTTGTTTTTATATGTAGATAAAGGATAGAATTTCTTCGTCTTCCAATTGATAGCTTCCTTTCCATCCGTATAACTTCTAAGCATAAGCCGTCTGTTCAAAGAATCGGATTGTTTAAATCCATAACAAGCCCACTCTACACCAAGTCTCTTCCTGAGTTTTTCGGTTATATCAGCTAAAGTCCATTGTCTTTGCTTAGGGTCTTGTTTTATTCCCATATATCCGGTTTTTATATCATAAAATAAAGCATAATGAGGAACTTGAACAAACTCAATGTTCGGGTACTTGGTTTTAGCGTAATTATAGTAACGCATAATATGTTCCAAGTCTTTTACTATATACATGAATACTACCACAACTCTCTTGAACTTCTTGTAGCATAAGTCAAGCAATACGATAGAATCCTTTCCACTCAGAGAATGGAAAAGTAATATACTATCTGTCTCCTTGGAAACATCATCAATGATTTCTCTTGCTCTTTTTAGTTCTTGCATACATTATTCTCCTTAAAAACAAGGGGTGAATGAAAGTTAATTCATTCTACCCCTCTTGACTTTTAACCTCTTCTAAGTCTGCGGTTTACACGTTCTGTGACATTATTTGCTGCTGTACGAGCTGCCAATGTACGCATAGCACCACCATAAGTAGTTCCTTGTGCGCCAGTGTTTCGGTACTCAACATTTCTGCCACGTTCACGTCTTTCACCAGCCCTAAGACCAGTTGTACGATTTGTTACCGCTCTCCATTGAGAATAACGATAACCTCTTGATGCCTCTGACATAGTTGTAACGTTTTAAGTCCACGAATCATAAACTACTCCCCTTGGGGAATTATCTAGGCTCGGTGGACTTACGCCCACCTACTTTAGAGTCGTTTCTGTTACCTTGTCAATAACAAAGAAGAAAAACAAAGGACGCTCTTTTTCCTTTTTAAGCTCCAATGCTTCGTACATTTCATCCAAATCATGGCTATCATACTTTTCGTGAAGAAAATCAATATCTTCTTTCATAACGATACAAGTATCATTTACCAAAACATCACAATCAAGATACCACGAGTTGTTATAATCATGGAAGTGGATTGTCTTTACTACTCGCAATGGGTCAACAATACCCTCCTCTTGCGCTTTAATTACATCCTCTTCTTTACCATGCTTTTTAAGGAACTCCAAAACATCCTTGTCAAACAAACGACCAATATAATGGTCTGTATAGGCTCTGTACTCAACCTTCTTCTTGCCTTCAAGAATCTCCTTGGCATTCTTTCTTGTCATAATCAAGTTAAGAACCTCAATAGGTTTGGCTGGCTTGAAATCGGGATACTTCTCTTTAAATGCACTTACCTGCGCATCAAAATCTTCTTTGTTATTACTCATAATTAATTATTTCAAGGAACGCAATGCAAAGATAGCATAATTCTTCCATCCAAGCAAATGCGTTCGGGTTATTAAACTCACTTTTAATAAATGGTGAAAATTACTTGTTCTCTAAAGGTTTGGTTGCCTTATTAATTTGCATCCGTTCCTTTTTGCTAAACATATCATTGTAATTCTGAGAATCATCAATGACAAACTTTTCTTCTTTCTTCATATTCATATCTCCTATATGTTTTAGATAATCATTCTTAATCTTTCTCCAGCAATGCTCGCATCTTGAATACTTCGTGAACTCTGTCGGCTCGCAAGGGTCAACATCTTTCAAAGAATCAAACTCATGTGGCAGTACCATAAACACGTTCTCAAAATGTTCTTTATTGTATCTCAAAGCTTCGTCACGATAACGAAACCAAGTACAACATTCTTGAATGCTTGTGTTCTTGCTGAAAATCAAATATGCTTTATTCATAATCCGATACAGTTGTTTCGGTGTGTCTCACCTTTTTATATTACGATGCAAAGATAAGAATAACACCTTAATTTTGCAAGTTTTTTAATGCTTTTGTTTCTGTATTTAAATATATTTCATATATCGAAAGAACTTTTAATCCTTCATCACCTCAAAATGAGCATCCATAGCCTCAACAATATTACATAACGTATCAATATCGGCATTAAAACGCCCCATCTCAATATTACGAATGTTGTTAGGCTTATAACCGGACTTTTCTGCCAGCTCCTCCAATGTTATACCACTAAGTTCTCTAACCTCTTTAATCTTCTGCCCCATTATATAGCGATAGAGATTTCGATTACGATGTTTCTTGTCATCATCGGGGTTTCTTCTTTGCTCTAAATAAGCAATTTCAAAGTTCCTTACCTTCAGACAATTAACCATGTTACCAAATATCTTATGCTTAGGGGGAAGAGGAAAACCATCGGCATCTTCTTTTACAAGTTCTATTTCGCCACCTTCAGTAGCTTGTATGTACTGAGCGAAGCGCACCGCATCATCGTAGTACATTTCCGTAAATCTTTGTATCATATTTTAAGAATTTTCTGCAAAGGTACACAAAATAACTCACATTTGGTCAAACTTGAAACATACAAATAGGTTTTATTTGGTATTTTTAAGACTTCGCTGTACTTTTGCACAATAGGAATAAAAATAATTTAAATCATATAATTATGTGGGTATATAGCGAAAAACAAAAGACGTGGGTCAACCTTGAACAAGTTCAGCGAATTGCTAGCGATGGGCAAGGTGGGTATCTGTTAATCAGTCAAGATGGCAAGAAAACATCCGTCGACCAAACTTGGTATGACAAGGCTATGCGTTGGGTTGACCCTGACTGGTGGGAAAAACACCCTAATGGCGGTAAGGACTCCTTGAACTTCGAAGATGCTCTGAAGGCTATTATGAAAGCTACAGGTGCAAAAATGGACAAAAAGGATAAGGATAAGAAAGAGGGGGAAGAATAGACCTTCCCCTTTCTTCAAAATTCAAACATCGTTCTTTGCCTCTCCTATCATTTTCATAACATATTCCACTACCTTTTCATTTGCCTTGTTTATATTCGTAAAGTCCTTTTGAATGTAAATATCAGTAACATCTAACTGCGAAACGTGATTGAGTGCTTCGTGAATGGTATACTTATCAATACCTAGTTTATTTCTTGCTATAGATGCCCAAGTATGACGGGCTGAGTAGAAATCGAAACGAGGAATGCCCAGTTCGTCAGCTATGAAATGCAATCCCTTATTTATATGCTTATTGAAATTGGCTGCATTGCTATATTTCTGATAGAAATCAAAGACCCTTGTTGTTCCCTTATATTTTCGGAACAAAGGTTTGATGATGTCAGGTACGACAATTTCTATGTGGGCATTATCGTTTCTCCTATCTCTAGTTTTAGCTCTATCGTAGGCGAGTACACCCTTATTATAGCTGACACATTCATATATATCAACAGAATTCATTCCCATCAGAAAGAACGAGAGTACATAACAATCCCTTGCCATACCTACACGTCTAGTCCCCTTGAAATTAAATACTCTTACAAGGTTCTCTTCACTGATTATCCTATCTTTTGTCTGCGGAATATCCCTCGGAACGGAGAATTTATCAAAAGGATTACTTCTGATAATATCATTTCCATTCGTATTATATTCTTTGATAGCTTCATTGAAGATATGCCGCATATTGCCCAAGTATAAGGATTGCGCCCTAGGATGACCATCTAGGAATTTCTTATATCCGTTTAGGAATCTGTAGTCTATGAGAGAAAACGGCAGCTTACGGCAACCATTATAGCGTGCAAGGGAATTGAGCATAATCAGATAATTCTTCTTTCCCTTATTGTCGGATTTCTCAACCCACTCTTCGGTAAAGGAAAAGAAGTCTAAATCCTCTGTCTTGTTGCCTATATCAATCAAATGCTCACATATCCAATCAATATCCACATCTTTACCTAGCAAGTCTACCTCTAAGTCATAGAGTGCATCCTTCATAACATTCATTTTATCTTCTATCGTCTTCAATATCTTACGTGAAGAAATCTTTCCGGCTCTAGACAAGTCTGAGTCGGAAACAACTATATTGGTAGGAAATCTTTTTCTCTGTCCCTTATGAGAAAGAACAATAGACACCTTTCTTGTTTTGTCTTGCTTTGGTTTTCCAAGCTCGTATGTTATTGTAGCCATAATATTTTTCCTTTAAATTTACAATATTTTGCGGCAATTTTGCGGAAAATGCGGCAATTTTGCGGCAATTTTGCGGCAATTTTACACTTTACTTGTAGTACTCAGAGCCTACTTGTGGAATATTAAAATCTTCTAATAAATCGTTTCTGTTTCATAAGCAAAAGTTCATTATACGTCCATAAACGCCTATTTTATAGCCATTTATAAAGAAAAATGGTGAAACAACCTATACGATTATTTCACCATTTCTTGTTTATATTTATAGTGATTCCGTTGGGGTTCGAACCCAAGACCCACAGCTTAGAAGGCTGTTGCTCTAATCCAACTGAGCTACGGAACCAACACTTTT